TCCTCCCCTCCGATATCCTTCTGTTGTCAAAAAACTGACACCTCTCATCGTAGATGTTATGGAAACTGATAGTAAATGAGTTGCATATCATGGTTAAAGCATTGATATTGCTACATATTTCCTTGCACATAACACGCATTACACATAATCCCTGCAAATCTGCACACATTATGCCTATATATGCCCACATATCACGCATATACACGGGGGTAGGCATGAGCCATAGGGGGGTTGGGGGTACGTATACATGTATATCTACACAGATTAGGTAAATTGACTGTTAACTACAAGGGTAACTGTGTATACATATATGTTCAAGCATAGCTAAATAAAGTGTTGCATAAATGTCACACGAATGTTATAATCGTACATGCCTAAAAATAATTGGGGTTGACACGTTTGATGATTAGTGGTATAACTTAGGGCATAATCAACACACACTTAAATGTAAACACTTAACTATTATAGTTATTCTTGTTAAAGACATATATATGTAGCACTTAAATGTACATTTAAATGGTAAATAGAACTCCCTAATAAACATTTATAAGATTATATCCGTAATAAATAATAAAGTTACTTGACAATGAGACGAAAATCAGTAAAACTATATACACCAGAGAATATGTTGGAATCATTCTATGATGCCATCCGTAATAATAAATTAAAAGAATTACATATACCACATAGTTCCGTATTTTATATACGTGCTGCCATAGAAGCAGACACAGGAGTGCGATACACTCTTAAACATGTAGAGACAGCTATGATGGCAGAAGGAATGTTAGATTAATGTTTGAAGCATTTGTACTTGTATGCATGATTGGTGACTCCAATGTGTGTCATACACTAAAAGATTTGGAAGGTCCATACGAAACTAAACAGGAATGTATAGTACGTACCTATGAAATGGCTGCTGACCTCCCAGACTACATGCCTATGTTCCAAGCATTGAAGTATAAATGCTTTGAAGATAAAGATTCAGATAAGATGAGAATATAAACTATGGCACATGAAAATAGACGAGCAGCATTGCTCAAGAAACATGGACTCAAAGGCGTGAACAAGCCTAAGAAAACGCCGGGTCATAAAACTAAATCACATATGGTGTTAGCCGCTGAAGGGCATAACATGAAACTCATTCGCTTTGGACAACAAGGTGTAAGTGGTGCAGGAAAGAATCCTACTTCAGCAAAGGATAAAGCACGTAAGAAGAGTTACTATGCTAGGCATAATGCTCAAGGTAAACCAACCACTAAGCTTAGTGCTAAGTATTGGTCACATAAAGTCAAATGGTAGGAAAGGAATATTACTAATGAGTATTATAGCAAGACTATTAAGTAAAAAAGCAGGTTCAACAGTATCTCGTAAAGAGTTGATGGATACTAAACTTAACTTAAGAGCAGATTTAAGAAAAGCTAAAGAAATGGTTAAAGAAGGAAAGAGTGAAGCTTCATCTAAAAAAGCAGTTAAAAATATACAGCTTGATATAAAAAAGTTAAATAAATTAAAACCTGTTGCTGACAAACCAGAAGCTAAAAATAAATCTCTAGAAAAAGCATTAAAAGATGCAGGAAAAAAATCAAATAAAACTAAAAATTTATTAGACCCTACTCCTAATTCTCCTAGAAGTGCTATCTTACAAGCTCAAGGATATAAAGGAAAACAAGCTGCTTTAGAAAACGAACTTGATAGAACAAAATATGCATATGAAAAGTTAAAAGATAAAACATCAGAAAAAGCTATGATGATGCGTAACAAAATAAAAGATATGCAAAAAAAAATAAAAGGTAAGAAGCAGATACCTATGCTACCTCAAAGGTAAAAACAAAGGTGGACTTATTGACACCTACAGCTAATCAAACAGGATTAAAGAAACTTGCCTACATCTGTACGTAACAAAATGGGTTACATGTATGGTGGTGGAATGGCTAAGAAACCTAGAATGAGCCAATATGGACTATCGTAAAGGTGGTCTCGTAATAATGATAGGACAAGCAAAACCTATGAAAAACAAAAAAGGAAAATAACAATGGCTATGGATGCAACAAAAGGAAAGTCAGATGCTGCGATAATGAAACAAATTATCAAAGATGCAACTAAAGGTTTAAAAGGCGAAGATAAAGAAAAAGCAATTAGAGATTTATTTGTTAAGGTAATGCCTAAAACAAAAGCTATGGATGGTAAGAAAGTCCGTAACCCTGTTAAAAAAATGGCAGCTAACAAAGGTGGCATGGCTAAAAAGAAAACTAAGTACATGGCAAAGGGTGGCATGACCAAAAAAACTAAGTACATGGCAAAGGGTGGTGCTATGAAGAAAACTAAATACATGGCTAAAGGTGGAGCAGTCAAACGTAAGTAATGTCGTACCTTATAAGTAACGTACCACATTTTAAATGTTGGGTACGTAAGGAGTTCACTTGTAATCATATGAATTATCACGGTGAATACCTACACGCACTAGCTTTCGCAGTCAATACCATACCTGATAGGTCACTAAGTTTTCAGGTAGTCTTCACAGGTTGTACAGAAGATGATAATGTACACGGTGGTGCAATGTGGGCAAGGATGCCTATACAAGCACTCGTAGCTGACATACCTGTAGACGAATGGGCAGAGCCAATGGAAGACCATTTATGTCAACCTTGGGATTGTGAATCAAGAAACCATAGCATCATAGTTATGGACAGAGTCAGTTCTAGTCCTTGGTTATGTAAAATAGGCAATGAGTTTTATAGAGCTAGATATATGTTTACTGTTGACTACACAGACAGTGACATAGCAGATGACCCTGCACAGCATAAACAATCACACGTGATGTATTTGTTGGATGCAGGGAAATGGACAGGCAATATAGTTGCACTTCCAAATAACAGAGTAAGAGCTACAAGTCCTGCTCTATGGGTTACAGGAGAAGGTGCTCCAGACTTTGCACCATCGCAGTGGACACACTCAGCAGAGTCACATGAATCTTACCTAGACCCATTCACTACATTTAATAACTTGTATGAGGATAGAGATGCGAACAGCAAAACCAAAAGCAAAAAGAGTAATAAAAAAAGTAGTAAGTAAATTAAAGAAAGCTAGTAAGGCTCATGCAGGTCAAGCTAAAACTTTATCAGCTTTAAAACTAAACAAGGGTGGAAGCACAGTCAATGCTGCAGGTAACTATACCTAAACCAACAATGCGTAAGAACATATTCAACCGTATCAAAGCAGGTGGTAAGGGAGGTGCTCCCGGTCAATGGTCAGCCAGAAAAGCACAGATGGTCGCATCAGCCTTATAAAAAAGCAGGTGGTGGATATAGAGGATAATGGCAAAAAAGAAAAAGGCAGACCCTAAAGTTGGCACAGGTAAAAAACCGAAAGGTAGTGATAGACGATTATACACGGATGAAAACCCTAAAGACACAGTTAGCATCAAGTTTGCCACGGTCACCGATGCCAAAGACACCATTGCAAAAGTTAAAAGAATCAATAAACCATATGCGAGAAAGATACAAATACTTACTGTCCTTGAACAACGAGCCAAAGTATCTGGGAAGAGGGAGCAAGCAGCTCTCGCAAAAAGAGCAAAAGAACAACTAAAAAGGAAACACGAGAATGACAAAAGAAAAGTGTGATACTTGTGAGTGTTACGAATGTGACTGCAAAGAGTGTACATGTGAATGTCACAAGGAAGAACAAGAGGAGGTACAAGGAGTACCTGTATAATAAATGATTGAGTTTGTGTTAGTGTTTATGATGGGATTAAGAGTAGTAGACCAAACACAAACCTTTGAAGACATAGATAGATGCTTGTACTTTGCAGAGAGATTACACAAGCAGCCATCAGTACCACAGATGGAAGGACCTAATCTACAGATAACAGCATACTGTAAGCCTAGAAGGAAAAGATAATGTTAGCAGAACTCGCAGCAGCAAATGCAGCCTTCGGTGTAATCAAGAGTTTTATATCTAACGGTAAGGAACTTTCAGGTTGTGCTAAACAGATATCAGATTTTGTATTTTCTAAGGAAGCTATAGAGAAAAACCTTAAAAAGAAAAAAGCCAAAGGCATAGGTGGTGCAGACTTAGAAGAGTTCATGGCTCTTGAGCAGATAAGAGAAAAAGAAGAAGAACTCAAGAAGATGATGATATATCTAGGTAGACCCGGGATTGTGGCAGGATTGGCAACAGTTTCCAAGCTGAAGCAAGAAAGTCTAGACGTTATCAAGAGAAGATGGCAGAGAAGCGTAGAGAAGAGATAATGGAATACGTAGGCTATAGTATAGGGTTTATTATCATTGTATTCTTCGCAGGATTAGCAGCTTGGTTTGTAGCTAAGTGGACAGGTAGATTATAACTCCATGTATAGGCATCTGCACGTTGCAAGAGAATGTCTGCATAGGATGTAAAAGAACAATAGAAGAAATTAAGGAAGCATATGAAAGCACCACAAAAGTCACTAGCGAATTGGACAAAACAGAAGTGGACAACTAAAAGTGGTAAACCTAGTACACAAGGGTCAAAAGCTACCGGTGAACGTTATCTACCTGAAAAAGCGATTAAGGCTCTTTCTAACAAAGAATATGCCGCCAGTACGGCTGCTAAACGCCAAGCAACTAGAAGAGGTAAACAAGTATCTAAACAACCCAAAAAGATTGCTAGAAAAACGGCGAGATTTAGATGAGAAAAGACAAATTGTACTTAAGCTTGGCGAAGCCGCTGCTGAAGCTAGGAAACTATCTATTCAACAAGCACGTGAAAGCTCTAAGAAAAAGACAAGAAAACGAAGGAACTAGAAGATTATAGTGGAAAAAGATAAAAAAATTATAAACTTAGATGTAGGTTCTAATAGTTTTGAATTATCTTTAAGAATATTAGGTAATGAATTTGTTGCTATAAAGATTGGCTCAACAAACTTTTCTGGTAAATTAATTGCAGGTGGCATTTTATTATTATTCTTTACTCTAGTTTTGCTTGAAGGATTTGGTTTAAATGAGATTTTAATACAGTGATTGCTGAAACAATAATAAAATTAAAACTATTACCAAGATTTATGATGTTAGCTAGTACAGTTATGTCATGGAGATGTGCCGAATGGTTTATGGGTTTAGATGCACCTACAGCAGCACAGTCTGCTTTTGTATCAGTAGTTATGGGTGTGATGACAGGTGTCTTTGGCATTTGGATGGGTCACGAACATAAAGGAGACAACGATGTTAACAGCATTAATAGGACCAATCGCAAACCTCGCTAGTTCTTGGATGAGTAGTAAGGTTGAGAAGGTCAAAGCAGATGGACAAGCTAAAGTAGCACAAGCTAGAGCTAAAGCAGTTGTAGCTGAGAAAGTTGCTACAGGCGAAGTGGCATGGGAAAAATCTATGGCAGATGCTTCCGATAATTCTTGGAAAGACGAATTTGCCTTGATTGTTTTGTTATTACCTGCTATACTAGTGTTTGTACCTAGCATGACAGAATATGTAAGAGTAGGCTTTGAGGTATTGAATACACTTCCTGAATGGTATCAATATCTTTTATTTATAGCAATTAGTGCATCTTTTGGTATTAAAGGTGCAGGTCAGGCTATGAAAATTATGGGGAAGAAATGAACTTAATAAAACTACAAGACGAGATATCAAAAGACGAAGGTATAAAGTTTGAAACATATAGATGTTCACTTGGGCATTTAACAGGGGGTATAGGACATCTTATTACTGAATGGGATGAAGAGATATATTCAGGACCTGTAGGAACTGCAATACCAACTGAGCAAGTAAATGACTGGTTTGCGAAAGACATAGAAACAACTATAAAAGATTGTAACCTACTCTTTTCGCAATTTAATAATCTACCTGACGATATACAACATGTATTAGCTAACATGTGTTTTCAATTAGGTAGACCAAGGCTATCTAAATTTAAGAACATGATTGCTGCCGTAGAAGATTTAGATTGGCATAGAATGGCAGACGAGATGGAAAACTCTCGTTGGTTTAAGCAAACACCTAACAGAGCCTAAACGTTTAATAGCAATCGTTGATAGACAATATCACAGAGAGAATATACCGGTATGAGTAGGCAACTAACTGAAAGACAACAAAAGTTTCTTGATGTACTATTTGATGGTGCAGGTGGGGATGTAGGCACAGGCTAAAGTTCTTGCAGGATACTCTGAAACTTCTAGTACAACAGATATAATTAAGTCTCTTAAAGAAGAGATTATGGAAGCTACACAACTATATATGGGTAGAAACGCACCTAAAGGCCGCTGTGGCTATGGTAAGTGGTGTAGATGACCCTACCCAGCTTGGCATACGAGACAAGCTCTCAGCGAGCAAGGAACTGCTAGACAGAGTAGGTTTAATTAAAACCGAGAAGGTACAAGTAGAAGCATCAGGTGGAGTAATGATATTACCACCAAAGAATAAGGAGTAAAATAGTGGGTACATTTGATACAGAAGAAGAATTTAAAAAAGGTTTTAAAAAAGCAAGTTTAAAAAAATTAAAAGAATTTGTTTCTAGTACAGGTGCAATAGATAGTGATGATGATTTAAAAAGTATGACTAAACCAGAAATTGTAGAAATTATACAAAATTATATGGGTTATAATAGAGGAGGTTTAGTGACTAAAAAATATGCTAATCCTGTTACTATTATAAATAATTTAAAAAAGAAATAATGAACAGAAGTTTAGGAAAGTGGAAGCTACCACAACCTACAGATATAAAAGATGAAGAAGGTAAAGAGTGGTCTAAGATACCACGTATATCACGAATAGTACCTTTTGGTTATGAGAAAAATGAAGAAGACCCTGACATACTTAATCCGATACCCTTTGAACTTGAAGCTATTGAGATGGCTAGAAAATATGTAAAACAGTATTCCTTTCGGCAAGTTGCTAATTGGGTTACTCAAAAAACAGGTAGAGAAATATCTCACGTAGGATTAAGAAAAAGGTTAATGCATGAGCAACAACGTAAGAACCAAGCTAGAACTCTCAGAAAATGGTCTGAGTACGCCCAGAAGGCAATCGAAAAGGCGAAAGCCATCGAAGAAGAAAGAACAGGTTCAAGAGCTTAGTGTAGTAAAAGTAGAACGTGTAGATGATGAAGATTCTCTTAACGTAGTATTTAAACCTAACACAGGACCACAAACGGACTTTCTTGCAGCAGGTGAACGAGAAGTATTATATGGAGGTAGTGCAGGTGGTGGTAAATCATATGCCATGCTTGCTGACCCACTCCGATATATGGGTCATCCATCATTTAGTGGATTACTATTAAGACATACAACAGAAGAACTACGAGAGTTAGTATGGAAGTCGCAAGAAATATACCCTAAGATTTGGAAGGGTATAAAATGGTCAGAGAGAAAGATGCAATGGGTAGCACCATCAGGTGCGAGATTGTGGATGTCATACCTTGACAGAGACGATGACGTATTAAGATATCAAGGATTGGCATTTAGTTGGATAGGTTTTGACGAGTTAACCCAATGGGCAACTCCTTTTGCGTGGAACTACATGCGTTCACGTTTAAGAACAGCATCATCAGACTTGCCAATCTATATGAGAGCAACCACTAACCCGGGAGGTCCGGGACATGGTTGGGTTAAAAAAATGTTTATTGACCCTGCTCCTTATGGAAAGACATTCGATGCGACAGATATTGAGACAGGGGAAATACTTAAGTATCCAGCAGGACATAGCAAAGCTGGACAAGGATTATTTAAAAGGAAGTTTATCCCTGCAAGACTATCTGACAATCCGTATCTCTCTAGAGAAGGCGATTACGAAGCAATGTTGTTATCATTGCCAGAACAACAACGTAGGCAATTACTTGAGGGCGATTGGGATATTAAAGAAGGTGCTGCCTTTACGGAATTTAATCGTGATATCCACGTGGTTGAGCCTTTCCGTATCCCTAGTAATTGGGTCAAATTTAGGTCTTGTGATTATGGGTATGGTTCTTACAGTGGAGTGTTATGGTTTGCTGTCTCGCCATCTGAACAACTTATTGTCTATAGAGAACTCTATGTTAGCAAAGTCCTTGCCACAGATTTGGCAGATATGATAAATGAATTAGAAGCTGAAGATGGTAATATAAAGTATGGTATTTTAGATAGTTCTTTATGGCACAAACGTGGAGACACAGGACCTTCACTAGCAGAACAAATGATTATGAGAGGGTGTAGATTTAGACCTTCTGATAGAAGTAAGGGTAGTCGTGTATCAGGTAAGAATGAGATACACAGACGTTTGCAAGTAGACGAATATACAGAAGAACCTAGAATAGTATTTTTTGATAATTGTACTAATATGGTTTCACAATTACCGTCTATACCTTTGGATAAAAAGAATCCTGAAGATGTAGACACTAGGGCAGAAGACCACTTGTACGATGCATTAAGGTATGGTATAATGTCACGACCACGATTTAGTATATTTGATTACGACCCACATGGCACACCTACTAGGAGTATGCCTGTAGCAGATTCAACGTTTGGATATTAATATGGCTGAAGACGAAATAAATATAGAAGACGATGCTTTATCTCTAGAAGATTCAGAAGATTCTAATATAACTGATACTGAAGTAAAGGGTATAGCTAACCACGTTATTTCTCAATTTAAGAAGTCAGAAGATTATAGATATGATGATGAAACAAGATGGGTTCGTGCATATAGAAACTACAGAGGTATATATGGACCTGATGTTCAATTTACTGAAGCAGAAAAATCTAGAGTATTTATTAAAGTAACAAAAACTAAAACGTTAGCTGCTTATGGACAAATAGCTGATGTATTGTTTGCAGGAAATAAATTTCCTATAAGTATAGAACCAACAGAACTACCAGAAGGAGTAGCTAAAGATGTTAATTTTGACCCTAAAGAACCTCCACAATTACGTGAACAAAATACTGATGAAAGCTTGGACAACCCTTATGGTTTTATGGGTGATGGTAAAGAACTTCCTAGAGGAGCTACTGCTCAAAGTCTACAAGATAAACTTGGACCTTTGGCAGATAAGCTTGGAGAAGTTGAAGGCGTTAAAGAAGGTAGTGGGGAAACTCCTACAGCGATAACATATAGTCCTGCGATGATTGCAGCTAAGTCTATGGAAAAACAAATCATGGACCAACTACAAGAATCTAATGCTAACAAACATCTTAGAAGCACAGCTTTTGAGATGGCATTGTTTGGCACAGGAGTAATGAAAGGACCTTTTGCTGTTGACAAAGAATATCCGAATTGGGATGAAGAAGGTGAGTACTCTCCGATATTTAAAACCATTCCTCAAGTTAGCCATGTCTCCGTTTGGAATTTTTATCCTGACCCTGATAGTACTAATATTGACCAAGCACAGTATGTAATAGAAAGACATAAGATGTCACGTTCAGAATTACGTGCATTAAAACGTAGACCTTACTTTAGAGACAATGTTATTGAAGAGGTTATATCTGAAGGAGAAAACTACACTAAGAAATATTGGGAAGATGATTTAATAGATTATAACCAAGACAGTTATGTAGAACGCTTTGAGGTACTTGAATATTGGGGTATGCTAGATACAGATTTACTAGAGGAACAAGGCATATCTATTCCTAAAGAACTAAAAGACTTTGATGAATTACAAGCTAATGTGTGGGTTTCAGGTGGTAGATTACTTAGAGTAGTATTAAATCCATTTAAACCTTCTAAGATACCTTACATGGCAGCTCCATATGAACTAAACCCTTATTCTTTCTTTGGTGTAGGTCTAGCTGAAAATATGGATGACACACAGACACTTATGAATGGTTTTATGAGAATGTCTGTAGATAATGCTGTGTTATCAGGTAATTTACTTATAGAGGTAGATGAAACCAACTTAGTTCCGGGACAAGACTTATCTGTATATCCGGGTAAAGTATTTAGAAGACAAGGTGGTGCTCCGGGTCAAGCTATCTTTGGTACAAAGTTTCCAAATGTTTCACAGGAAAACTTACAACTGTTTGATAAGGCTAGACAACTTGCAGACGAAAGTACAGGACTACCATCATTTTCTCATGGACAAACAGGTGTGTCAGGAGTAGGTAGAACTGCATCTGGTATATCTATGCTAATGAACGCAGCAAGTGGCAGTATTAAAACTGTTATTAAGAATGTAGATGATTATTTACTTAAACCTTTAGGTGAAGGATTGTTTAGATTTAATATGCAATTTAATTTTAACCCAGAAATAAGAGGTGATTTAGAAGTTCATGCTAGAGGAACTGAAAGCCTAATGGCAAATGAGGTTCGTAGCCAAAGACTAATGCAATTTTTACAAACTGCATCTAATCCTGCCCTTGCTCCGTTTGCTAAATTTAACTACATTATTAGAGAGATAGCTAAAGCTATGGACTTAGACCCTTCAAAAGTTACTAATAATATGGATGAAGCTGTATTACAAGCAGAACTACTTAAACAGTTTCAAGGACCTGCACCTCAACAAGGACAACCTCAACAAGGTCAGCCACCAGCAGGTGCAAACCCAATGGACCCCACAGGAGCAGGTGGTGGAGTAATAGGAACAGGTCAAGCACCTCAACCAAACGAACAAGGATTTAGTGGAAATGGAGAAGCAAATACTCAGCAACCTCAAACCCCTAGTGAACCACCAACTACAACTCAATAGTTATCTAGATGCTTTGATAGAACAACATCACAAAGCAATAGAACAAACAGAAGATACTGTAGTTGTATATAGAACGCAAGGTGCGATTGCTGCATTACGTAGACTAAAATATTTAAGAGATGAGGTAAATAAAAAAGATGGCTAAAAAACCTGTAAGCGACCAAATGGAATTATTTGAAGACGGTGGATTTAGAGACCAAGGTAATACTAAAGACCCCATATCAAATAATCCTGTGCCTGTTGGCTCTACTAAAAAAGAAGTAAGAGATGATATACCTGCTAATCTTAGTGAAGGTGAATTTGTTTTACCTGCTGATGTAGTTAGATATCATGGCTTAGAAAAGATTATGGGTTTTAGAGACCAAGCTAAACAGGGTTTACAGAAGATGGAAGACATGGGTCAGATGGGTAACTCTGACCAAGCAACCTTACCTGATGGTACACCTTTTAAACAAATGGCAGATGGTGGGTCAGTAACTATGCCTACCATACAACAGCCAGAAGTAATAACGCAAAATAAAGTTCCGGGAGTAGAATACGTAGCTCCAACTACACAGGCAATTAGACCATCTGTATATTCGTTTAATCAACAAATGCCACAAGTAACTGTGCCTACACAGCCAAGTGTTACAGTTCCTACACAACCTAACTATCAAATACCTGCATATAGGCAGTCAACTAGCACAGCAGAAACACCTAAGTTTTCTAATTTACTTGGTACACAGTTTGGTCAGTTACAAGAGTCTGTTACTAAAAGATACGTAAATGATGCAGGTGAAGAGATGTATATACCATTTGTGAATGGTGAACCTATATATCCTATACCTAATGGTTTCAGAGAAGAAGCAGAAGATGCTATAAAAAAAGAAGATGAAGATATAAACAAAGCTGTACAAAGCACTAGTGTCAGACAACAACAAGATGATAGCGATAGTGGTGGCTTTGATGGTAGTCAAACACAAGATTATAAAGTAGCTATGCAATTATCAGAAGCTGAAGCAAAGGCTAGAGGAACAACAGGTCTTTTAGGTAATTTAATGCAGGGTGCAAAGGATTTATTTTCTAAACTTCCGGGTGCAGTAATTGTTGATAACGCTTTAAATAAGTTAAATCCAGATAGAGAGTTTTCTCAAGGACCTATTTCTGATATATATGGAGATGACTATATAACAGATGCTAACCAAAAAGAAATATATGCCAAACAATCAGGATATTCTTCTCTAGCTGACATGACTAAACAATATGGAGTAGAACCAACATTTAAATTTGGTACTAAACCGGGAGATGTTAGTTTAGTTACAGGTAAACCTTATAACTTTGCAGGACAATCTAGTACCCCTGATGGAGGACCTGCCTTTGCATCTTGGGATGATTGGGTAAATAATTTAGATGCTTCACGTGAAAGTGGTTGGGGTGGTGGTACTATAACTAAATCTGAATTAGATGCAGCAGAAACAGCACATAATAATAGAGTAGCTCGTGGAGTTCCGGGATATTCAGGTAAGTTTGATAGAACTAAAGCTGAAAAACACATGGCTATATTACAAGAAAAGTATGGCAAAGAAGATGATGATAAAGATAAAAGCAAAGTTAAAACAACACCATCTGTCTTTGTAGAACCTTTTGATGAAGTTGTTTCAAAAGGTAAAAGCACTAAAATAAGTGATGTAAAGAATTTTGGAATGGGAAGTGCAGAGGGTGTAGATACTGCTAATGTACCTACACAAGCTCAAGCTCTAAGTGCTTCATCTACATTTGATACTACAGACCAGTCTTCTAATAATGATGACCAAGGTCCGGGTGAATCAGTAGGTGATACTAGCTATGGTGGTGAAGGTGTAGGTGGATGGACTGCTCAAGGTGGTTTCATTAACAAACGAACTATGACCATGAGTAAAACACCCCCTAATAAAAAGAAGCGAGGTGGGTTAGCTTCAAGACGATAACCCACATACAGGCTACTTATCCCCCAACATAATGGCTACGATAACCCCAAGGAGAAACTAAATGGCAGAGATGCAAAAACTAATGACTAAGGAAGCAACACCTAAGAAAGCAATGTTTGCAAATAGACCTTACTCACAAGAAGAAAGACTTAAGAAAGACGAAGAAGAATTAGAACAGCTAATTAAAGAACAAAAAGGTGAAGCAGAAACTACTGAAGAAAAAGTAGAAGTTGAAGAAGAACCTACAAATGCTGAAGAAAAAACTTTTAAAAAACGGTATGGAGATTTAAGAAGGCATACTCAAGAAAAAGAAAAACAGTTTCAAGCACAGCTAGATGAATTAAAAGGTCAACTAGATAAAGCTACCAAGAAAGAAATGAAACTACCTAAATCAGATGAAGACATTACTGAATGGGCAAAAGAATATCCTGATGTAGCAGCTATAGTAGAAACCATCGCTACTAAGAAAGCACGAGAGCAATCGGAAGATATAGCTAAGAGAATAAAAGAAATAGACGAAAGGGATGCTAACTCAGTAAAAGAGAAAGCAGAAGTAGAACTATTACGACTACACCCTGATTTTGCAGATATAAGAGAAAGTGATGACTTCCATGATTGGGCAGACGAACAACCTAAGTGGATACAAAATGCATTGTACGAAAATGATAATGATGCAAAATCCGCAGCAAGAGCTATTGACCTCTATAAGTCAGACAAAGGAATTGGTAAGACAAAAGAGAAGTCAAATGATGCAGGTGCTGCTAAAGCAATCGCAACGAAAAGCAAAACGTCTGTTTCGGAAACTAGCAACGCAGTAACTTTTAAAGAGTCTGCTGTTGAAAAAATGAGTACTCAGGAGTATGAAAAAAAATCAGAACAGATAATGGAAGCTATTAGGTCAGGCAATTTTATATACGATGTATCAGGAAATGCAAGATAATAGTTGACAACCAAATTATTATAGGTATAACTATAATAACTAAAAGTGTAACATAATATAACGTTGGCGAACTGAATACTTATGTTACACACCCCACTTTAATAGACTACCCAATTATGTGAGCCTACACAGGAATCGCTATCCTACGTACAACCTCAACCATGAATGGTCCTTATAAAGTAAAACGACTAAAACTATAGTACACTTTTGTGTACATTTGCTAAATGTTTAAGGAGATTTAAAATGGCATTTGGAAGCGCAGCTGGTTATGGCAATCTTCCTAACGGTAATTTTAGTCCTATTATTTACAGCAAACAGGTGCAACTTGCGTTCCGTAAGTCATCTATTGTCGATGCAATCACTAATAATGATTACTTCGGTGAGATTGCTAATATGGGCGATTCCGTTAAGGTTATCAAAGAACCAGAAATAACAGTTAAGGCATATTCTAGAGGAACTACAATAACTCCTCAAGACCTTGACGATGAAGAATTTTCACTTAATATTGACAAAGCTAATTACTTTGCTTTTAAAGTGGATGATATTGAGGAAGCTCATTCGCATATTAACTTTCAACAGTTAGCATCCGATAGAGCAGCCTATAGACTAGCCGACCAATTTGACCAAGATGTACTTGGTTATATGTCAGGTTACAAGCAATCATCTATACATGGTGCTCCAGACACAGCTAATACAACTACTAATGGTAGTGTAGCTGTTTCAACAGCCGGTTCTGACGAACTCTTATCTTCAATGAAAATTGATGCTGAAGACTTCGGTGGTTCTGCTGGAGATGCTGTGGCTATCTTACCAAGAACAGGTGGAGCTACTACTGCTGCTCCTGCTAATGGAGATAGAAACCCATTGACAGTTATTGCTAGAATGTCTAGACTATTAGACCAACAAAATGTTGACACTAATGGTAGATGGTTAGTATTAGACCCTGTATTTATTGAGGTACTAAAGGATGAGGACACAAGATTGTTCGATGCAGACTTTGGTGGTTCAGGACTACAGAATGGTTTAGTTCTTAATAACCTTCATGGATTTAAAGTGTATCAGTCAAATAACCTACCAAGTATAGGAACAGGACCATCTAATACAGGTGCTAACAGTTCTACAAACTTTGGTGTTATTGTTGCTGGTCACTCTTCATCTATAGCTACTGCTGAGCAAATCAACAAGACAGAGACTTATAGAGACCCTGATTCTTTTGCTGATATTGTTCGTGGTATGCATTTGTATGGTAGAAAGATTCTTCGCCCTGAAGCAATCTGTACTGCCGCTTACCACTTAGCATAGGGAGATTGAATTATGGCGAATATTACTGCTGTTCTTAAAGCCGCTTCTGGCAACTCCCAGAGAGGTCGTAATGTATATTACATGGATAATGTTATTGACTTAACTGCTAATAGTATTAATCCAAACGGTGATACCATTCAAGCTATCACAGTTCCAGCTAATACTCTTGTTGTAGCTGCGGGTCTTCAGGTTGTAGAAAGTGCAACTCAGAATACTGGCACAGATGCAACTGCATCACTTGGTTTCACAGGTGGTGACGTTGATGAGTTTGTTGCAACTTTTGATATTGACGGTGCTGCCGATGGTGCTTATGCTCCTCAAATTGCAATCACAGGTTTGACTGCTTCTACTTCTGCTGACACTATTGACGTGTTATTAGCAGGTGGTGGTGCATCATTTACTGCTGGTAAAATACGTGTGTATGCAATGATGATGGATATAAGTGACCAAGGTGACATGTCTGCTGACGAAGTTGACAGAGACACTTTAGCTTAAATCATATATAAGGGAGCAGGGCAACTTGCTCTCTTATCTTTATAGGAATTACTATGGCAGAGACTTACCTAACACTAACAAATAAAGTAATAGCAAGGTTGAATGAGGTTGCATTAACTTCAGCGACCTTTTCTAGTGCTAGGGGTATACAAGTTCAATGCCAAAACGCAGTTAATGAATCTATACGTTTTATTAATCAGCGAGAGTTTAACTACCCCTTTAATCATGCTACTGCTACTCAGACACTGACAGCAGGTGTGGTTAGGTATAGTTTACCTGCTTCTACTAAGACAGTAGATTACAATACATTTAGAATAGTCAAGGATAGTGACTTAGGTAATAGTGGGTATAAATTAAATCTACTTGATTATAATGACTACATAAATAGAGTTATAAATCAAGAAGATGAAATAAATACTACAACAACTAGTACAATACACACAGATAGTGTAACAACTATAACTGTAGCAAGTACTACAGGATTTGATAGTGCAGGTACAATAGTCATAGGTAATGAAACAATTACTTACACAGGAGTAACTAGTACTACATTTACAGGTTGTACAAGAGGTGCAAGTAGCACAACGGCTGCTTCAATAGCTAATGGTGTCACAGTAGCACAGTTTGACAGAGGTGGTGTTCCTGAATATGTAGTGAGAACACCTGATAATAATTATCTTCTATATCCATTTCCAAATAAAGCATATGCAATAAAGTTTGATTACTACACATTCCCAAGTGATTTATCAGCACATGGAGATACTACAACTATACCTGATAGATTTGCACCTGTAATTGTAGATGGTGCTACAGCATTTGTGTATCAGTATAGAGGTGAGACACAACAGTATCAACTTAATATGCAGAGATTTGAACAAGGCATTAAGAATATGCAAACACTATTAGTAAATAAATTCTCATACCTACGTTCAACCTTTATAGCTAGAACAGGTAGTGCAGACATTAGGGCATTATAATGGCAGACCAATCTCAAACAGTACCTTCAGCATTTACTTGTGAAGGTGGGTTAGTACTAAACAAATCTACCTTTATGATGCAACCGGGTGAAGCATTAGAGTTAGAGAACTTTGAGCCTGACATAACAGGTGGCTACAGAAGAATAAATGGATATTCTAAGTATGTAACAGCAGTTGTACCACAGACAGCATCTGCTACAGAAAAAGTACTTATGGTTGCAACCTTTGGTAGTGTCGTGTTAGCTGCTAGAGGTACTAGTATATATAGTGCAACTCCGGGTGGTTCATCATGGACTAGCAGAGATAGTGGCAGAACAGGTGCTTTAAAGTATAGGTTTGAGAGATATAACTATGATAACACAGATAAGATTATAGTTGTTGATGGTGCTAATGCACCGACTATATTTAACTCTTCCCTAGCAGCTTCAGATGTTTCAGAGTCTGCTGTTGCAGGTGCTAAACACGTAGCTTCATTTAGAGACCACATGTTTTATTCAGGCATGTCAGGTACTCCACAGGAATTAGTGTTTAGTAAACCGTTTGATGAAGATAACTTTTCTAGTGGTTCAGGTTCAGGCAGTATCAAGGTTGATGATACCATAACAGGCATCAAAGTTTTCCGTGATAACTTGTTTGTGTTTTGTGAGAATAGAATATTTAAATTAGCAGGTTCGTCTGTAACTGACTTTGCGATGACAGACATAACAAGAGATATAGGATGTATCAACGGTGATACAATCCAAGAATTTGCAGGTGACCTTATATTCTTAGGTCCTGATGGTTTAAGAACCATTGCAGGTACAGCAAGAATTGGTGACGTGGAATTGGGCACTATAAGCTCCAATGTGCAGTCTATATTTAATGAGAACATAGCTAGTGCATCAGAATTTGACAGTATAGTGATACCTGATAAGACACAATATAGAATATTCTTTACTAAAAGTGGTACTGTAGATAATCAAACTAAAGGTATCATATGTTCACTTAGAGGACAGAAGTTTGAGTTTGCAGAGATTAGAGGAATAAAACCTGCTAGTACTGACCACTTCGTAGATGACGGTGATGTTATTGTTTTACATGGTGGATACGCAGATGGTTTTATATATAGGCAAGAAGTAGGTAATACATTTAATGGTGTTAATATAGCAGGTAAATATAGAAGTCCTGACTTAACATTTAATGACCCCGGAATAAGAAAGCATATGCAAAGGGTTATTATAAACTATAAGCCTGAAGCAGCAATAGATGCAGACTTATTTTTAAGATATGACTACGAGGATAAAGATGCACCGAGACCTGCAGCATATCCACTAGATTCAGAAGATGTTGTTGCTATATATGGTACATCAGTTTATGGAGTACCTACATATGGTGGAGCATCACAACCTTTAGTTAGGCAAGCAGTAGAAGGTTCAGGATTTGCTGTTGCTTTAAGAGTTACGGATGGCACAGGAAGTGCACCTTATTCACTTAAAGGTTTTCAATTAGAATATCAATTAGGAGCTAGACGTTAATGGGAGCTACATATACAAGACAGTCCTCGTACACAGATGGAGACGTAATAACTGCTGCTCATACCAATGATGAGTTTAATCAGATATTAGCTGCCTTCGCTGCAGGAACAGGACACACACATGATGGCACAGCAGGTGAAGGTGGTCCTATTACTAGCCTACTAGGTAATACACTTAGCTTTGGTGATGGTTCAACAGATGCTGATATAGTCATTACATTTAATGGAAATGGTAATGATGGTGAACTAAAATGGATGGAAGACGAGGACTATTTTGAATTTAGTGATGACATACTTATTGCTTCTACAGAGAAGTTACAATTCAGAGACACAGCTATATACATCAATTCAAGTACGGATGGACAACTTGACATTGTCGCAGACACAGAAGTACAAATAGCTGCAACTACTGTTGACATAAATGGTGCAGTAGATATATCAGGCAACTTAACTGTAGGTGGCAGTGTTGTCATAGGTGGTAATACTTTATCTTCTACAGAACTACTATATTTAGATGGTGTAACAGCAGGTACAGTAACAGCAAGTAAAGCACTTGTAGTTGATAGCAACAAAGATATATCAAGTCTACGTAACATTACATTGACAGGTGAGCTTGATGCAGGTTCATTGGATGTATCAGGTGATGCAGACATTGACGGTACATTAGAGACAGATGCCTTATCTATAGATGGTACAGCCGTTAGTGCTACAGCAGCAGAACTTAACTACAATGACACAGGTGCATCTGTAGGTACAGTTGTTGCAAGTAAAACAGTTACAGTAGATGCAAACAAAGATGTATCCTCATTTAGAAATATAACTCTATCAGGTGAATTAGATGCAGGGTCACTAGACGTTAGTGGTGATGCAGATATAGATGGTACATTAGAAGCTGATGCTATTACAGTTAATGGTACAGCATTAGCTACAGTGATAGCAGGAACAACAGTTACAACAGCAACAAATGCAAATCATGTTAGTGTTGCTGATAATGAGAATACAAATGAAGAAAACTTAATACCTTTCATAGAAGATGCTTCTGCAACAGGTAATGTTGGTTTAGAATCTGATGGTGACTTTGCCTATAACCCAAGTACAGGTACAGTAAGTGCTACTATATTTAAAGGTAACATAGATGCTGTAGATGGTGACTTTGATGGAACACTAGAAGCAGATGCTATAACAGTTGGTGGAGTAGCTTTATCTGAAGTTATATCTGATACAGCAGGAGCTATGTTCTCAGGTAATACTGAATCAGGTGTTACTGTTACATATCAAGATGGTGACAATACAATAGATGTTGAAATAGATGCAGCACAGACAGGCATTACATCTTTACTTGCAACAGATATAAAGATTGGTGAAGATGACGAAACAAAGATAGACTTTGAAACAGTCAACGAGATACACTTCTATGCTGCTAATGCTGAACAAGTATATGTAGCTGATGGTATCTTTGGTCCTCAAACAGATAGTGATGTAGACTTAGGTAGTGATTCTGTACGTTGGAAAGATGCTTATATAGATACCGTTACTACGACAGGTGCAGTGACTGTGGGTGGCGATTTAACAGTCAATGGTACTACCACTACCGTGAACAGTACAACAATTACTGTAGATGACCCTGTGTTCACTCTAGGGGGTGATACTGCTCCGGGGTCTGATGACAACAAAGATAGAGGTATTGAGTTTAGATACCACACAGGTTCTGCAGCTAAAGTAGGTTTCTTTGGATTTGATGACAGTGCAGGTAAGTTTACATTCATACCTGATGCAACTAATTCCTCAGAAGTATTCTCAGGTACAGCAGGTACAATAGTAGCTAACCTTGAAGGTGCAGTCACAGGTAACGTAACAGGTAACGTGAGTGGTACAGCTGCTACAGTTACAGGTGCTGCTCAATCTAACATAACATCATTAGGCACACTAACTACATTAACAGTTGATAATGTAATAGTTAATGGCACGACAATAGGTCACACAGATGATACAGACCTAATTACACTAGCTGATGGTGTTGTCACAGTAGCAGGTGAAGTCTCTATGACTACACTTGATATAGGTGGTACTAATGTAGGTTCTACTGCAGCAGAATTAAACTTACTAGATGGTTCAGCTAAATCAACATCATCTATTACAGTGGATGATGCAGATGCTTTCATAGTAATAGATGGAACAACTACAAAGCAGATACCTGCTTCTGACTTAAAAACATATGCCGCAGGAAGCTCGGCAAGTAAAGGCTTTGCTACAGCTATGGCAATAGCATTATAATCAGATTTTACTTGACAAATAAGGCAATACCGAGTATAATTATATAAAAGGAAAAAGAAATGGCACAAGACTTTGAAAGAACCCTTACAGCTAACATAGATACTGCTCTTGCAGATATAAGAGCTACATCAAATAGTGATGATGCAATAGTTGGTATAAGGATGGCTAACATACATACATCACAGATAACTGTAGACGTAGCTATTACTGACAATAGTAATAACGTAACAGCTTACCTAATTAAATCTGCACCTATACCTGTTGGTGGTGCATTAGAGTTAATAGATGGTGGTTCAAAGATAATATTACAATCAGGTGATAAACTAAGAGCAAAGTCAAGTGTAACAAATTCACTTGATGTTGTTGTCTCAGCAGTTGATACTATTAGTGAATAGGAGATAGAATGGCATACTTAGGAAATGTAGTACCTGCTAACTTCCAAGCACCACCTGCTGTCGTAAGATTTAATGGTGATGGTTCTGATACAACCTTTGCACTTGGAAGAACAATAGGTTCAGTACAAGAAATACTTGTAAGTGTTGATGGTGTTGTCCAAGATAGTGCAGCTTATACTGTACCTGATGGCTCAACATTAACATTTAGTGCAGCACCCTCAAGTGGTACAGGCAATATCTTTGTATACTTTCTTGAGTTATCAGCAGGAACAATTAACACCTACAGCAGAGTTCAAGGGTAACTTTAAAGGTGGTGGTTTGTTTAGAACTAATGCACAGACTTTAACTGCTGACACAACAATACTTAGCCACAGAAAATGCACAAGTTACTGGAACATTTACAGTAGATAGTGGTGTGACATTGACTGTCAATAGTGGTGGAAGGTTGGTGATATCGTGAGTACAATTAAAGTAGATACAATTACGGATACAAGTGGCAACAGTATTCCTTACATGAAGGGTGCTGTGTTGCAAGTTAAATACTTTCAATTAACAACTACACAAACGGAAACTATTTCATCTGCTAATACAGACCAAGCAATAAGTAATTTTACTGTTAACATAACCCCAAAAAGTTCATCGTCAATTATAAAACTTGAAGCACAACTGATGCACGAAACTGAAAATGAGTCATTTAATACTATGTTCTTCTTTTACAGAGATAGTACAAAATTAGCTCATACAGAAAGTGCAGGAAGTAAAAGGGTTGGTATAGCTAATTCTACATTAAGCTACTACGATTCTGACAATTCATCTACTCCTGAGATGTTGTACATGGGGTATTTTGACACTCCAAGTAGTACGTCTGCAATAGCATATAAATTAGGTATTAACACAGAAGGAACTCATAATTTATTTATTAACAGAACAATATCTGACGTAGATTCAACTGGTTATGAAAGAGGTGTTTCATTCATATCAGCCACAGAAATAGGAGGATAGCATGAGTACAGTAATCCTAGACACAATCACAGGCAAGTCCACTGCAACAACCATAACCATTGGCTCAACACCTGTCGTTAGTGCAAGTGCAAACTCTATGACTATTAGAGGTGAGGGTTCAGCACAGACAAGTATACAGCAAGGTCTTATCAAATCGTGGGTAAATTTTGAACAAGAGGGCACACACGCATCAAGAGATAGTTTTAATATTTCAAGTTTAACTGATGGGGGTACTGGAGTAACAGTACCTATTAGCTTCACCAATAATATGAGTGATGCAAATTATTCTGGCTCTTTCTACACTAATGCTTACGTTCAGGCTAACCTTGCTTACAACGGATTTAATAATATTTATGCAGGTGGTTTTGGAAGCAGGACAACAAGTGGACATGGTATTAATTCTTATGGCTCTGCAAATGCTGATGCTGATAATGTTCAAGTAGCATCTTGGGGAGATTTAGCATAATGGCAAACGGAACAATAGCATTTGATACATTATCAACAAGTGATTCAGTAAATACTGGTGTAACTAAATCTATAGACACAAGTTATATTTTTAATGGTGTAGCAAAATGTTGGGCAAACACAGAACAGGCATCCTCATATTCAACTCGTGACAGTTTTAATTTATCTTCCATAGCAGATGGTGGAACAGGTAAAACACAACTTACTTTTACTAATGCTTTTGGTAATGCAAACCATGCTTCAACTGCGATGGCAAGTAATCTAAATAATTTTGTGGGAAATGACATTGAAGCGGCTGCTCAAGCTACAACGACAGTTAATTTGTGTTCTGTTGATGGCTCAAACTCTTTAGAGGATGCTTCAGTTCTCACTAGTTCTACACACGGAGACTTAGCATGACAATAGAAACACCAGAATTTCAAGGCACACATCTTTGGGATAGACTGTGTTGGGCAAAAGAAAAGCTAGAGCCACACAGAACAGAATACTGTGTTGTATGGGAAGACCCAGAGACACCTGATGAACCTGCAAAGGTTACACATCCTGACCCTAATTGGATGGCTTGTGCATTGAAGGGTGGCATACTTCCACCTGTAGAAGCCTATTGGGAACTCAAGAAGGATGAGGAAAAGCCTGACTTTGTAAAGCATACAAGAGGTTACTTGTTACATAACACTAAACCTATTGAAGCTATGACAGAAGAAAGAGCAATAGAATACCTTATTATGAAGGACCTTACCGAGACATGTATGGCAAGACTACGACAAAGCCAACAAACCTCGTATGCTCATTTGTACTAAGTCACAGTTACCAAGCACTAGAGTGTGGCGAAATGCTTGGAAGATTAATGAAGACATAAACACCACGCATAATGAAGAAGCTGCTTAAAGGAGAAACCAATGGCAACAACTAACATCGTAGACAAAGATGGTAACAGTATATCTGCTTCAGATGCTACTGTTCCTTCAGACAGGCACTTCAGAGGTGCATGGTCATTATCAGGTACAACCATAACAGAAGATTTGGCTGTAGCTAAAACTATATTCAAGGATAAAGTAAGGGAAGCAAGAGGTCCTCTACTTGATGCTGAAGATGTAATCTATATGAAAGCATTAGAAGCTGATGATGCAGATGCAAAGACTGCAAGTGTAGCAAAGAAGAAAGCATTAAGAGATGCTCCTGCTGCAAGTGCAATATCAAGTGCAGACACTATAGCTAAACTTAAAGCTGCTTGGGATACAAGCACATTAGGTGACAGTCCATACGCATAGGAGTAGTTAATGGCTTTAACAAAAGTAACAGGCGAGGGCGTAGGTACATTAACGTCTGATTTAACTATCCCTGATAAAATCATACATGATGGTGATACCAACACAGCTATAAGATTTCCTGCTGCTGATACAATAACATTTGAAACTGGTGGTAGTGAGAGAGCAAGGCTAACAAGTGATGGCAATCTGCTTATAAGACGCACAAATACAAACAGCAATAGTGGTGGACATTTTATTACAAATAACTACGCTTTTTTTGAGGATGACGGCACACCATTATTCTTAAACAGGTTCAGTAGTGATGGTAGCATTATTGAATTTCGCAAAGATAATGGTGTCATAGGAAGTATTGGAACTGCTAATAGTGGTGACATTTATATAGCTAATGATGATGTATCCTTGATGATGGCAGGGGGTTCAGATGCAGTTTTACCAAGAGGAACAGCAGGTGCTTTAAGGGATGCTGTTATAGATTTAGGAGTGTCTTCTAATAGATTTGATAACATATTTGCAGCTAATGATACAATTAACACTTCTGATAAAAATGAAAAACAAGACATAGAAGAACTTACAGATGCAGAAAAAAAGGTCGCTATAGTTTGTAAAGGATTAATGAGAAAATACAGATGGAAAAAAGCTGTAACTGAAAAAGGTGATAATGCAAGAACTCACTTTGGTATTATAGCACAAGAACTAGAAGATGCTTTTAAGGCAGAGGGTTTAGATGCAAGTAAGTATGCACTTTTTTGCTCAGATACTTGGTGGGAAGCAAATGAAAAATATACAGATGCTGATGGTAAAGAGCAAACAAGACTTATGGACTACCATTCAGAAAGAAGAAGCACCAGAAGAGTGCAACTAAAATAACAAGATTAGGTGTAAGGTACAGTGAATTACTAGCCTTTATCATATCGGCTATATAGGGAGTAACAATGGCATACATAGGCAAATCTCCTTCACAGGGAGTACGTAACAGATTCCAATACCAAGCTACGGCAGGGCAAACATCCTTCAGTGGTTCTGATGCAAACTCATTGACACTTACCTACACAGATAGTTTGTACCTAGACGTATATCAGAATGGTATATTGCTTGTTCCGGGAGATGACTACACAGCAACTACAGGTACAACTGTGGTGCTTGTACAGGGTGCATCACTTAATGACATGGTTGAGATGGTAGCCTATGATGTGTTCTCTGTTAACGAAACGTACACTAAGACTGAATCAGATAACAGATACCCATTCAAAGGTAACAACTCAATCATTAGATTAAATGGACAGACAATCAGTGCAGACATTACAATAGACAGTGATGAGAATGGTGTATCAGGTGGTCCTATAACGCAAAGTGCAACAGTCACTGTTAATGGATATTGGAGTATAGTATGAGTTCACAATTAAATGTAGACACCATTGTAGATAAAGCAGGTAGTGGTGGGTCAAATGTTAAGATGGCTAATACCTCTACTTATGTAGGTGAGGGTGGTAGTGGCACACAGAATACTGTGCAAGGGTTGGCGAAGACTTGGCTCGTGCATAATGCAGCATCACTACAAAATAGTTTAAATGTTAGTAGTATTACTGATATCTCACAAGGCGAGCAGACAATATCTTTTTCAAATTCTATGGCAAATACAAATTATGTTATTGCTGGACTTTTAGGCAATAATAATAACTCAGCGAGTAATACCATGAATTCTACACGACCTTATCAGTGGAATACTAGTAGCTTTAAAAGCATGAGTTTGTATAATAGTGGTGTGGGTGCAGTGACAGACTATGACCACACAGATAATATGGTGGTGGGAGATTTAGCATAATGGCATCACAATTAAAAGTAGATACACTCACAGGTGTAACCACAGCAGGTAGCATAGTAGTTACAGGTGAAGGCAATAGTACAACAACTAATCTGCAACAAGGGTTAGCTAAGGCTTTTTGTAGAGCATCTGATGCTGCATCTTTAACAAACACTTTCAATATAGCAAGTGGAACAGACAATGGTACAGGTAATTATACTTATACTTTTACAAACAATATGAGTACAAATAAATCAAGTGGTACTGCTGTTGCTATTACTAATGGAGCTAGAATGTCTACTTATTCTAATGTTCAAACTTCAAGTTATGATACAGATACTCACAATGAATCAGGAACAGATACAGATGCAAGTACTGCGACTAATACTTTCGGAGATTTAGCATAATGGCTAGTATATTAAGAGTAAACACATTAACAGATGCAAGTAGTAATAATTCAGTAGCATTAGAGACTGTGTCACAAGGTAGTGCAAAGGCTTGGGTTAACTTTAATGGAACTGGAACTGTAGCAATACAAGATTCATTCAATGTTAGTGGTCTTACAGATAATGGTACAGGCGATTATACTGTTGTAATTGGTAATGATATGGCTAATGCTTCTTATTCTTATCTAGCAACAGCATCTAATTGGGAAACTGCTAGTACTGCCGATTCTTATATAGGTGTTTCTGGGTATCATGGTGGACAAGCAACTGCTTCACAAAGAATAGTAACTTATAGAGAAAGATATGACGTAAGTACACCTACAGTTAAAGACCCATTGACTACCAACTTAGCAATACACGGAGATTTAGCATGACCAAAGCAGCAGAATTAGCAAAGATGGGTGAAGTCCTAACCAATAGTCAGATTGGTGGGCGAAGGAATATTGTCATCAATGGTGCAATGCAAGTGGCACAGAGGGGTACAAGTGAGACAGGCGTTACTTCAGGTCAATATGCAGATGCACCTGATAGATTTAAAGTTGAAATGTCAAGTGCAGGAACTTGGACAGTTTCACAATCAACCACTGCACCAAGTGGTTTTTCTAATTCATACAAGTTTGATTGCACAACAGCAGATGCTTCATTAGGTGCAGGAGATTATTTACAGCTATCACATTATTTAGAAGGTCAAGATTTACAACATTTAAAAAAAGGTACATCAGATGCAGAAAAGGTGACTTTATCTTTTTATGTTAGGTCTAATAAAACTGGCACATATATTGTGGAGTTTTATGATGCAGATAATTCAAGGTCAATCTCTAAAAGTTATACTATAAGTTCAGCAAACACTTTTGAGAAAAAGACTATTACTATAGATGGCGATACTAGTGGTGCATTTGGAAATGATAATGGTGGCAGTCTTGGTATTTTCTTTTATTTAGGTGCTGGGTCAAACTTTACAAGTGGTACTTTAAATACATCTTGGGGAAGTAGAACACTTGCTAATGTTGCAGTAGGACAAGTTAATCTAGCAGATAGCACAGACAATGAATGGTACATAACTGGAGTCCAAATGGAAATAGGCGAACAAGCCACACCATTTGAGCATAGGTCATTTGGGGAAGAACTAGCTTTGTGTCAAAGGTATTTTAGCAGCTCTTATGCTTATGGAACTGCTATAGGTTCAGAAACTGGTTCAAATGGAGAAGTCACTCCAATAGGGCATATGTCTATAGGTGGTTCGTATAATATTTTAGGGCAATGGATTCAACCTACTCCTATGAGGTCTTCACCAACTATTGTAATTTATAATCCTGTTACTGGAACTGTGGATAGTTTTAGAGGAGATGGTAGTAATTATAGTGGTGCTAAATTTTTAAATACTAATGAAAAAGGAACTACTTTTTATATCCATGCTACTACTGTAACTGCAACTGTTTTTGTAAGAATACATGCAACCTTTGATTCGGAGTTATAAAATGATAATTAAAAATCCACAATATTCTAAATACAAAAATGAAGGTGATAATATTGCAATATTAGCCAATATAGATGGCATTAGTACACATATACCACTAGACCCTGACAACAGACACTACCAAGCAATCCAAGAATGGGTAGCTGAAGGCAACACAATAGCTGATGCAGACTAGGTATGAAAATGAGTATGCAACCTGAACTAAAAGTACAACTAGAGCTTGATGCACACGAGAAAGAATGTGCTATCAGGTATCAGATGGTCAATGATAAACTAGAAGGTTTAGACAAAAGAATGTGGCGAATAGAAGCTATGTCTATGGTGGGAACTTTAGGTATTGTAGCTTTGGTTGTCGCAATAGTAATGAAGTAGGATTAGAGTATGCAATTAAATCAATTACCTGAAGAAGCACAGATGACATTAGCACGTAAGCTAGGGTATGATGGGAAGAAAGAAGGTTTCCCTGCGTATCTAATGTCTAATAGACGTGTTGCTGATAAGTATGCACAACTAGAAAATGCATTTCAGGCACAACAAAAAAGAAAGTCAGGTATGTCAGACACAGGTATGGCTGAAGGTGGCTATATGATGGAAAGGTTTGCACAGAATCAACAGCAAGATATGGTAGGAGGTTACGTACCACCACCTAAACAATCATTTGCTGTAGGTGGAACTCCTGTTAGTGTAACACCAACTCCTACTGTACCTAATCAACCTGCTGTATATGACCCTAATGCTACCATAGGTGATATATCTACACAGATGACTGTTGCTCCTGCCTTACCTCAAGGTGCAGAAGTACAGACAGTAATGACTACTCCTACTACAGACCAGATGTTACAGGCAGATGTAGGTCAGGTATCAGGACAAGTTGCATTACCTACAGCACAAGCAGGTACAACGACTGCAACACCACAGGTTACTACACAGGCTAATCAAGTACAAGCACAAGCTATATCACCTCAAGTAACTCAAGCTGTTAATACACTAGAAGCGGCTCAAGGAACTGTAGGTACGCAAGCACAATCAGTAGCACAGCAACAAACTACAAGCTCTGTATCTGATTTAACTGCAGCTCAAGGTGTAGCTACACAGATGGTTAACCCTGTACAAAGACAGATACAAGAGGGTGAATTAGTAACAGGTGCAGCTAATGCAGAGACAGCATCTACATATGCTGAACAGATTCAAGCTGCTTCAGCTACTCCTACAGAAAAAGCTACAGTAGCAGGACAACTAGCAAGTCTTACTGCTAACTTTGATGCAAGTAATCCACCTGCATGGGCAGCAGGAACATTACGTGCTGTACAGGCACAGATGGCACAAAGAGGTTTAGGTGCATCTTCAATGGCAGGGCAAGCCATGATACAAGGTGCATTAGAATCTGCACTACCTATAGCACAAGCAGATGCACAGGTACAGGCTTCTTTTGAATCAGCTAATTTATCTAACAGACAACAGAGAGCAATGCTTGCAGCACAACAACGTGCAACCTTTATAGGGCAAGAGTTTGACCAAGAGTTTCAAGCAAGAGTACAGAACTCTGCTAAGATAGCTGATATAGCTAATAGAAACTTTACTGCTGAACAACAAGTAGCTTTAGAGAACTCTCGTTCTGCTCAGACAATGAACTTGAACAACCTAACAAATAGACAGGCTATTACTATGGCTGAAGCATCAGCACTAGCTAACTTAGATATGTCTAACTTAAGTAATAGACAACAGTCTGCTGTACAAAATGCACAGTCATTCTTACAAATGGATATGGCTAACTTATCTAATCAACAACAGATGGATATGTTTGCAGGACAGCAACAAGTACAGTCAATGTTTACAGACCAAGCTGCTGAAAATGCTAGTAGACAATTTAATGCTACATCACAGAATCAAGTAGACCAATTCTTTGCATCACTAGGTCAACAAGCTAATCAGTTTAATGCTACACAGATGAACGCACAAGAGCAGTTTAATGCAGGTCAGGCTAATACAATAGAAAGATTTAATGCAGAGATTAATAATCAACGTGACCAATTTAATGCACAGAATCAAACAGTTATAGCACAGAGTAATGCCCAATGGAGAAGACAGTTAGCAACAGAAGCTACTGCTAATACTAATCGTGCGAACGAATTAAATGCACAGAATATATTAGGCATAAGTAATCAGGCTTACAATAATCTATGGCAGTACTATGGAGATACAATGGAGTGGGCATGGACATCGGCAGAAAATGAAAGAAGTCGTGTTATTGAATTAGCAATGGCTCAACTACAAGCTGATAGTGCTACTAATATTCAATCAATGAAAGATGATACTGCATCTTCAACTGCATTTGGTAGTCTCATAGGTAAGTTTGTAACAGGCTCAATGTTTGGTGGAGGAGGAGGACTCTTTGGATAATAACCCAGCTATAGGTATTTATAGAAAGATACAAGAACAAAAAGAAGAACCTAAGAAAGATATGTCAGGTGGTCTACTAACACGTAGTAATTCAATTAAGCGTATAGGTAAGACTGACCCTAAGACAGAAGTAGCTATGCGTGTAGCTAGATATGTAAATAATATAAGGAATTATAATGCCTGAAGCACCACAGCCATCATTAAATAGACCTATGCCCGGGCAACATTTAACATCAGAGTTAGGTGGCAGACCTTGGCAATCACCACCACAGTATGCAACAGTAGATGATGCAATGGATTGGTACTTAGAACGATTTGATAGCCAAGAAGTAGTTGAAGAACTTATGGCTGTACTAGAAAGTGGTATACCTATTAGTACTATAGCTAACTCTATGCAGTTAGGTGCAGTTTTACAAGGAGTACACAGCATAGATGTAGGTGTATTAGTTATGCCTATCCTCATAGAGATGATGAAATATTTAGCAGAAAAGACTGATACTAATTATAAGATGGGTGACGAGCCTGAAGATACAGATAGACCTAGTGATGCAGTAATGACATCAGCACTCAACGAATTAAAGAATCAGCAAGAAGGCTCTATGGAAACAGAGCCAATGGAAGAACAGGAAGAAGAACCAATGACTGAACAATCAGGTCTAATGGCAAGGAGAGCTTAATGGGTTTTAACTTTATGGCAGCTCTAGGTGGAGCAGCAGACCAAATAACAAAAGATATAGAGACACAAGAGAATGAAGTAAAGCTTCGTACTCGGACTATACTTGACCGGCACGTAGCTGAAACTGCAGCTAATAGAAAAGAATATAAAGCCAATAAAAAGAAAGTGCAAGAGCAACTTAATTCTATTGTATCTTACTTTGGTGATGACCCTGACAGATGGAATAAAGCTAGAGCTATTGTAGCAGGTGGTGATGCTCATGTAGCTAAGATGTCACAATACTTTGCTAAAGCACAGGACAATAAGCAAGATGTAAACGAGATATACAAACTTACTAAGAGTGAGAGTGATGTAGGACTTACAGGTATTGAAGACACTACTAACAGTCTTGTACAAATGGCACAGATTGCACAGCCTTCTTTTGGTAAGAAGGGTGAAACAGAATCAGCTTTTGGTTTAGATATGGGTACTACTATGTACAGAAATATGTATGCTAAAGCTAGAAAGCAGTATGTAGAATCAGGTCTTCTAGATGCAGTACCTACAGCTACAGAAACAGGTGCTACATATGGTTCAGGCACATTAGATTTAAGCAAGATAAATACAGATGCTAAATCAATAGACCAACAAAAGGCTAACATACTTAATGACTTAACTAATTATGAAGTGGGTACTCCTGAGCACGATGCAGCTCTAAAGAAGCAAGCAACTCTTAATGAGTTTGAAGAGAGTAATAGCCTAGCTTTAAAGATAGCTAAAGAACAAAATAAAACTAAAGGTGAAGCTACTCGTAGTTTTTATATGACAACATTAAAGAATGGTCTACTAGGAATAGAGAATAAATTTAAAGAAGCCATAGTAAATGGTCCTGATGGAAAACCTATAGAAGACCCTGCTGAGAAATCAAAGTTTAAACAACAGAGTATAAAAAAATATAAGACTGACTTTGTCAATGACTTGTTAAGAAATCCGGGTGGTTTAAGTTCTAATGGCTTAGACGTTATACAAGCTGACCCTGAATTAAATGATATTTATAATAGTATAATGAAGAAAGAACAGGATAGAATAAAAGGTACAGCACAGAAAGAACAAGCACAAAAGATAGTATCTGAAAATAAAAGTGTAAATATAAATGTAGTTAAACAGCTAAGAAATATAAAGGCAGACATGACTAAAGAACAATTAAAGAAGTTTATACTACAGGCATACCCAAAAGTTGAGGGTATAAGTGTAGAGAATCATGTTGCAAATATAAATAAGCTAATAGAAGAAGCATATAAATAATGGTAGAAAAAGATATATATTCTATCTTCGACCAAGAGGAAGAAGAGGAAGAGAATAATATCATATCCTCTAGTAGTAGCTCTGTTACTCAAGAAGATACTAAAGATGATATGTATTCTATCTTTGACTCACAAGAAGAAGAGACTGTAGAAGAAGCTGAAACAGTTAAAGATACTTCTGACTCCGATACTCCCACCCCAATGAATGAACTATACACAAAGGCAGATGACGTAGAGTATGCTGAAGAAACGTATGGTGATACCAAGAAAACAAAAAGCTATGATGAGTTTGTAAAGGATAAGAAGTTCCTGTCCACTGCTAATGAATATATGATAGCTAGGTTTGGTGAGGACAAAGGACAACGAGAAGGTGAATCTGATTCAGAGTTTACTGACAGGTTTATAGAACACTATCGTAACGTTAATGCTAATACATTAGACCTTATGGGTCAAGTGGATTGGACTCGTAGTGCTAATGAAAAAGATAAAGCTAACTTCGGTGCTTTGTTTCGTGACATGGAACGTCTGCCTTCATTCTATGAAGAAGGTGGTACTAGTTCCTTTGATGCTATCATGGACTACGGTGGAGCATTATTAACTGACCCCCTTACATATCTAGGTTTTGGTGCAGGTGCTGTTGCTAAGTTTGGTGCAACTAGTGCTGCAAAGAAACTATTACTATCAGGTGCTACTAAAGCAGAAGTTAAAAGACAATCAATGAAGCTTGGCTTAAAAGCTGCGGCTAAACCTCTTGCTGTAGAAGTTGCGGCAGGTGCAGGTGAAGGTGCGTACTTTGCTAGTGCTGGTTCAGAGATAGATGTAGCTGCTAATCTTCGTGATGAAAAAGCAGGTGCAGAAGAAATGCTATTGAGTGGTGCTCTAGTAGGTGGTGCTGTAGGTGTATTAGGTGGTGTCGGAGCACTAGGTATAGGTAAGCTTGGTGTTGCAGGTGCTGAACGTTCTATTAAGCTACAGAAACAAGCTAAAGAATCCTTACTTAAAAAGAGAGCAGAGAAACTTAAAGCAGATGGTGCAACATCTAAAGAGATAGCAGATGCACACGACCCATTTAAAGAGATAGAAGCAGACAAGGCTATACTAGAAGGCAGAGAAATACTAGATGCCTTAGACCCTAAGACAGACTTAACACAAGCAAGCTTACAACCGGAACTAACTAAACGTGTAGCTAAAATAGCTACTGAAGTATTCAAGTCTATATCTAAGGATAAAGGTGAGCAAGCTGAAGCTTTTATGAAGCCATACTTAGAGGGCAATAAAAATGCATCAACTGCCATAGCAGAGATACTTGCTAATCTAAATGCTGAAGGTGTAAAGATTGTAGACCAAGAAGTATTAGATGGTGCATTGGCTCGTGCAGGTTTAAACCAAGAGCAGTTTGCTAAGATAACTATGACATCTATAAGTGATGCAGGTAAGACACTTACTACAGCTAGTCCGTTAGGTAAGTTTATTAAAAGCCTACGTGAAGCTGACCCTGAATTAGTTAAAGAGTTTGATAAAAAGTTTGGTAAGAATGAAGTTACTACAGGTATTATGGGTAATGCCTATGACTTTATGCAAAGACTAGACCGTGAACGTAGAGCCTTAATGGTTACACAAGTAGCCACTACAGTTCGTAACGTAGCTACAGGTGTGATGAGAGTTGGCTTTGAAGCAGGTGCAAACCTAGTAGAATCTTCTATATATAATATAGGAAGAGGTGTACAGAGTGCAGCTAAAGGTGAGTTCAGTGCTAGTGGTATTCAAAAGGGTATGAAAGATGTATTCTATGATACCACAGATACATTACTACGTACCATAGATGGCTTTGAGTCCAAAGAATTAACTGAAGGTTTACTTAAGTATAACCCTGCATTGCTACGTCAGATAGACAGGTCTATGCAAGAGGTGACAGGTAATCAATCTTTATCTAAAACTACTAGATGGCTTAATGGCTTGAACATGGCACAGGATAAGTTGTTTAGAAGAGCAGTGTTTACAGCATCTTTAGATAAACAACTTAGAAGAATGGGTACTAATGTAAGAGAAGTTATTGCAGATGGTAGACCCTTACCTACAAAACAATTACAACAAGCAACAGAAGATGCCTTGTACTTTACATTCTCACGTGAGCCTAACAAAGGTGGTGGTAAAGTTGGAGACACACTAGGTAGTTTATTTGTAAAGGTTAACGAAGCAGTTGGTCCTCTTCCGGGATTACTAAATATACCTATTGGTACAGGTGCATTTCCATATGCTAGATTTATGGTTAATGCTATGCAGTTTAACTTACAGTATTCCCCGGGTAGTGTGATTGGTGCATTTAATAGTGGTACTAAAGGACTATACAATGTATTTAAGAATAGAAAGTTACAAGACCAAGAGATAAAAGACTTAGCAGGAAGACAATTTACAGAAGCTAGAGAGAGATTAGGTAGAGGTATTGTTGGTAGTGCTGCTATGTTTGCGGCTTATAAACACCGTAAGGATTCACAGAATGATGGTACTAAATGGTATGAAGCTAAGACAGACGATGGTAGAACTACAGACTTAAGACCATTCTTTCCATTAGCACCCTATCTATTAGTAGGTGAACTGCTAGTTAAGTTTGAGAATGGTGACTTGAATGGTATGTCAGGTAAGGAAGCACTTGAAGGATATACAGGTGCTATGTTTAGAGGTGGTTCTAGTTCATACTTAATTGATAATCTATTTCAAACTATAGGTAGTGAAGAAGGTGTAGATAGTTTAACAGGTGAAAAGATAGCTGAATATATGAGTGGTTATCTAGGTGAATTAGTAGGTGGTGCGTTTACCCCACTTAAAGTATTAAATGATATTGATGCTGCCTTTGATGTTGAAGCTGCTTATGTAAGAGATGCTAAACAAATAGAAGGATTTGGTGGTGTTGATAGAGGTATTGATTCATTTAAAAATGCTGCCACTAGAAACATGCCATACTTATCTAGACTATTACCTGTAGTAGAATCAGCTACTCGTGAAGGTCCTATCATTAGGCAGAGTCCACTAGGCTCACAGCTAACAGGTCTAAGAAAAGAACAAGTACGTAATCCTGTAGAGTTAGAGTTAGTTAAATTTAATATGAAAAATTGGGATGTAATGCCCACAACAGGTAATAAACAAGCAGATGCCTATACTAAAAGATTTATGGGTAAGTTTGTAGAAAAGTATCTAGCTACTGAATTAGAATCGGAATACTATCAGGGTTTATCTAAAAACAGACAGAAGATAGCATTTAAAAACAAGTTATCTAAGTATAGAAAGTTAGCTAAAGAGTTTGCTAAAGCAATCGCAGTAGGTGAAGAGAAGGCTAAAGGAAAAGCTTACACCCCATTCGATAGGGTAGAGTGGAATAAATTAGGTAGTGATAAACGACAACTAGCCGATGAATATTATTTAGGTAAGTATGGTAAAACCATAATGGAAATGCAGGAAACAGAGCCTAATAAGAATCACTTAATGATAGGCAAGATTCTTGGTAAAGCTTTAGTTAAGCCTTACCAATAAACCTAGTGACTTTATCTATCGTCACCTGAACCATGTAGTTTTCCACGTTCTTTCCTGTCATGTAACTTTCTCAAGTTCTCTTGCATAATAGTGTTCAAGGGAACTCCAACTTCCTTTGCCATCATAGCACAATACCAAAGGACGTCACCTATCTCTGATGCTATGGCAAGTTTCTTTACTTCAAAGTCTTCCTCATCAGCACCATCACGTATAAGTTTCTTTACCTTCCCTGCTACCTCACCTGCTTCACTTGTCATACCTAATGCTAAGTACTCTAGTGCTTTGTCTTTAGGAAAGATAGCAGTCCATCCTGCTAGTTTTTCATACAGGTCAGGTGTTATAACTTCATTTATAAACAACTTATCCTGCATGTATTTTCTCGCTTCTTCTTCTATCTTCTGCATGTTTAACCTTCTTTAATTGCTGTGCATATGCAGAGTTATATCCACGTGACCACTCTCGTGACTGCATGGTGTTAGAGTTATAAGGGTTCTCTGTCATAATAACCTTATTACCTTTGACAGTTTTTACATACTGTCTACCCTTGAAAGCATTGAAACCCCTCTCGAATTGTATTCGTAAGGGAGCATCATACTTACTTAGATTTGGATTCCTTTTCTTTCTGTGTTGCATCCTCTTGTCTCCTTTCAAAGTACTTTACTAGTACGTTTAGTTTACCATTAGCATTTTCTAATGCGGCGAGTTCTTTATCTATAGTATCAATTATAGTAGGGTGGTCTCCCACCCCAACAGGATTGGTCATCATAACTTCTACGTTAGCTATGTGACCATTCATTTCTCCTAGTAGTTTAGTCTTTAATGCTTGTATTATCATTTCTCTCATGCTTCAACTCCCTTAAATGTTTTGATAACATCAGACGAGAACAACTTTTGTAAGCTAACTAAGTACATCTTACTTGCTTTGTTATCTCCCCCTGATACCCATTTCTTTGTGTCAAGCTTGTCAATAATCTTTTTTAAACTCTTGACATCAAAGACTAATGTGCAGAATGTCTCCTCTCCTACACACAGATTATGAAACCAATAGTCAGATTCAGTAGCGGCAATTCCACTAGGTTTACCATAGCTTTCAAACTCGATAGCTATATTACCTGTTCTCTGCCACATACCTCTCTCACTTTTGACTTCTATCTTCTTATCCTGTAGCATCTCTGCTACTTGTTTCTCTCTTACTTTACCATACTCTAGGTCTATGTCAAACTTTTTTCTGTTCTCTTTACTTGGTGCTAGGTTTTCCATTTGTAATTCCCTTTCTCTTAGGCTTTAAGTGTAATAGTTCTCGTATATGTAGCTTCCTACCTTTAAAGAACACAATTAAGTTTATTGTAGTGTTGATGGAAATGGCTATTAATAACCACCATTGCCACCAAAGTAACTCACTACCTTCTATCATTAACTAGCTTGTATGTCAACCATCTCACACGCATCTGCTGTGCAAGCTAGTTCTCTACCCCCACTAGTTGTATCTTCCTTCTCATAGTCTGCTAACTTAGACCAATCTATAGACTCAGGCATCTGTTTGTATAGTTGCTCATACTCTCCACCTGTTATATCTTGATAAGGTGCTTGAGCATATGTATGGTCACTAAAGGGTAGGAATGATATACCTGATACTTCATCAAAGTTTTTATATACCCATGCTCCTACTTCCATCCACTCATCTTCCTTAACAGACACAGTAACAGAAGGCTTGTGTTCACACCAATGTCTTTGGAACATAAGCCAATACTCTAGCTGTTCTATAGCAGACATCTCTGTCCTAGTCGTAGCACCTGATGGTGACTTCATAGGAAAGCTGAACACAGTTGTACTGTCAGGCTTCATAACACATGGCTCACTTGGTATGCCACTATCTTTCATAAACTGTGTGAGTGGGTCTTTGTTATCACCACGTACAGTTCTGATGTAATAGTCATTGTGTCTAGCATGAATACCTGAAGCACTATCAACTAATTGACTAACTGTACCACTAGGTTTGACACAAGTTATAGCAGTTGACTGTGGTATGCCTAAATCTTTAGCCATCTTCTTGTTAGTTTCTACTGCTACACCCCTTAGTATCTCTAAGATTTCAGGTGTCCACAAAGGACAATCAAGAATACCTGTTAGGGAAACTCCTAATAGTCTTTCTTCTTCTGTATTATCCTTCCATATCTTACGTAAGTATTTAAAATTAGTAAGAGTTGATTGGAATGTACCTAAGATTGTAGCCATACGTACCTTTTCTTTCAAAGATTCTAAGCCATCTGTAACCCTGCACACTACCTCTGTAAGATTACAGAACTGATATGGTCTAAGTATAATCTCACTACATGGATTACAACCAAAGTAATGGTCAGTTTCTCGTCTACCATTCTCAGATGCTTTAACTTGGGCAGCTTGTCTATTAAAGATACCACGTTCACCTGACTTAGATTCATATAATGATGTCCATTCTCGCATGAATGTACCCATCTCAGGCTTACCTTTAAATGCTACAGAGTTGTTAGCTAATGCTCGTTGCCCTTCATTCTCCCACCATTGACCTGACTTAGCATGTCTCATTTGGTCATCACCTAAATTAGATAATGATATAAGAGCAGAACGTCTAACACCACCTACAACTACAACTTCTCCTATCTTGCACATCAAGTCGTGGCACTCAATAGGAAATAGTCTTCTACCTTTCGCACCCTTAAACTTCTCTATACAAAATCTGAATAGTTCTTCTAGTGGTGCAGGTCCTGATGCTCTACCCCCAAAAGTCTTTAGCCTTGCACCTGCTGGTCTTACCTCTGATGTATCCCAAGTTGGTATCTGCCCTGCATATAACATAGCAATCAACTCACGTAGTGACTTTGACCAACCGGGTCTGCTATCACCTACTTTAATTATAGTAGAAGAGTTCTCAAAGTGCTCATTCACAACAGGTAACTTGTCTACATTCTCACGTTCAACAGAGAAACCTACACCTGTACCACACATAAGTATATACATACACTCATCAAATGAACGTGGACTATCAACAGGTATGTAGCTACAGTTGTAACCACCTACGTGGCATCTATCTAAAGCAGGTCCTGAAGTCATTAAGGCTCTCATGCTAGGCATCACACCTAAGTTCATTATCTGCTCTGTAAGCTTCTCCTTGAGAGCCTTTGTAATAGTGTATGAATGGTTCTTACTAAGATGATTAGTCATGTAGTCAAAGTATCTGTCTACAGTCTCACCCCAATTCTCTCTACGTTGTTCGTCATCCTTCCACCTTGCATAGCGAGAGAGTGCTATAAAGTTTTGGTAGTCGGTTGGTAAATAGTTTTGTATCATTTATATATCCTCGCTAACTAGTTTCATATTACGTATCTTAACACCTTCTATCTCATGGAAGGATTCTCTTATGTATTCTTCAATCTCTTCATTGACCATACCATCAGAAGGTACAGGGTACTCTTCAGGGTCTACGTTTAGAGTCATCATAACTTTAACTCTTATCATCGTAGACCTCAATGAGTTTATTCAAATACCATTGTGCTTTCCTTAAGTCCTCTACACCATTCTTGTATCTGAATCTCCATAGGTATTTAACTATGTTACCTTGTAAGTAAAAGTCAAAGCCATCGACTAACATAGCTTCAAGGGCATCAATGGTTTCGATACCTGCTTTGTTATAATGTAAAGGACTATTAACCATATCTTTTTCTTCCATTGCTGTCTCCTTTTCTGCCATCATTCTCATGTAATCTAAATGTCTCATGTCTTTTATATACTCTTCTTCTGCTAATGTCAATGAGTAGTCTCTTCTTTTCCAAAAGTAATATGTATTACATTATCGTCTACTTCAACAGCTTTCTTCGCACCTCTCTCAGGTATCTCAAAGATGTCTTCTATAGGTAGATGCTTATTGGCTTCTTCCTCTACAGCATCTCTAAATATTTTATTATGCTCCATCAAGGGAACAGTAGAACATATCTGCCTAGTAAAATTTAACATAGCTTCAAAGTCTTCATCACTCAAAGGGTTTCTCTTACCTACCATTATACTAAGAGACACATCTCCTGTCCAACCTTTACCATCTATGTGTGGCTTTACTTGTATAACAAAGTCTTCATCGTCTAAGTATTTATCATTTATCATTTTGTTCTCCTTACTTTTTTACCTACAAATTTAATCATCGTAGGGTGTTTGTTCTTACCTTTTTCTTTTAGCCAATCTTCAGGAATTATTCTATCATAATATCTGAATCCATACTTGTCACACCATTGACCATACGTAGACTTAGCACCTTTACTTAGCTTACGTCTGCTATTCTCAAAGATAAATCTGATATCTAATCTTGGATGTTGTTTCTTAACAGCTAGATGTTTACGTCTATCTCCTGCAAGAAACCTTCCCTTTGTCTCAATAATAATGCCATTGTTCAGTATAAAGTCAGGGGTATAGGTTCTGTAGGCTAGGTCTTCCCACTCTATCTTAATAGATTCGTAGTCATACTTATGATTACGTTCCTCTAGATAGAGTGAGACCTTATGCTCTAGTCCACTCCTATACCCATACTTATACGCAGCACGTGTTGCCTTGTGAGAAGGGTACATTATGCCACCTTAATATACTGAACCATCTTAGGTTCTTTTGCTTGTGACTTCTGTGCAGGTAACTCTTTAAGAGTATCCCAACAAGAGTGTCTGAAATCACAGAAGGTGCAGTTCTTATTAAGAACAAGATTACCTGTAGCTTTACCTCTAAAGGTTTCTTCTTCAGGCTCAAAGCACCTCACTAACTCTTTAGCATTGGCTTGTTTAACAGTCTTCTCGATGCCATCTAAGACACTAGTTGTATCTGCATTTCCTGCTGACACGTATTTGAATTGTCCATTGGACTTGTTCACTACCCACCAACCACCTATGTTTTTACCACTCGCTTTCGCATACCCAACGAGTTGACCTACATAACCAAAGCTATCACCTTTAGCTAGTGATTCAAACGAATCAAACTTATTCTTATAAGACCAATCAGATGCTGACTTTATATCGTCAACACAATCATCTAGTATAAGGTCATAAGTTCCTTTTACTTTAGTGCCATCTTGTAGTTCTAAAGCTACCTCTTCACTGTCTTGATACTCAATCTTAGCTTCCTTCAATAAACCCTTGAAGATAGCTTCGACTATATCACCAATCATCATAGTCATCAAGAAGCTGTTACCTTTTGGTAGAGCTTTCTCAGGATGGTTCTTATCAAACCAAAGCTGACAAGAGGGTTTACCTATGTTAGACATACGTAATTTAAAATCCCCTCTGTCATTCTTTGTTCCGAACTGACGAACCATAGCTTCCTTTATATCAGAAGCTACACCTTCAATAGTCTCCATAGACATCTGCTTTCTAGAAGCAAGGACATCTTCGAGTAACTTATGTATCGCCAATTCAGCACGGTGATTCATTAGCTTGCATCCACTTCGACAAAGTCTTCTACTATGTCTTTCATGTCTTGACTTGCGTTGCCACCTACATTGGCATCCCACTCACCTACAATGTATTGATTGTAGTTCTGAATCCATGACATGAAATCACCAAAGATTACTTGGTCATCATCAGATAAGTCAACCTTATTGGAAATGTCTAAGGTACTGACAGGTAAGTAGAACACATTACCATTAGGTAACTTACGTTCCTCAGTCTCAAGCTTAATGCTGTGCTGAACAGGAAGTCTCTTCAACTGTGCCAACTTAGTGAATGGCTGACCTACAGTTTTAAAGGCATCTCTATTATCTACTTCCCATATGAATGGTGTAGACTTAAACGCAACACTTTCACCCTTGTCATTGCAAGGCTCAAGTAAATCTACAAGACCAAAGATAACACGTACTCTTTTAATCTGCTTGATTAAGTCTTGAGTCTTCTCAGGCAATGCCTTGAAGTCTTGGATGTAACCTGCTGGTTTACCACAGTTGAACCCACCTTGATTATCTTTCAAGTCTAAGTTCAATGAGTCTGCCATAACTGTCTTGTGATAGACACCCATAGGCTCACCCATCTTTGCGTTCATATTCTTAACGAACCTCTTATACATAAACCTCTGCATGAAAGGTCTAATTGAAGCTGTCTTACTGTAGTAAGTTTCACCATCAGGTATCTCAAGTTTATAAGTACCACCTTCAACTATCTCTACGTTCACATTCTTGCCATTCATCTTGGTTTCACCCATGATTGGTGAGTGGCTTATCCTGAAACGTGGTAGCTGTTGAGTCTTCTTAGTATCTGAAGACTTAGTGCCTTCACCTGCTATCCCCATTGCTTTAGCCATAGCTTCGTAGTTATTCGTATCAATCGTTACTAAATTATTATCCATATGTATTGCTCCTTTCTGTGAGTCAAATGTTTCATAGTTATATCAGCTTACGTCTTTAGTGTCAAGCCAATTATCACCTATTTTTGCTTCAAGTAATAATGGTACATTGAACTCTATATTAAACTGATTCTCAATAATAGATTGGAGACTACTATTGAGTAGTTTGATGAGGTATAACACCTGTGTTATCTCATCAGGGTGTATGTCAACTACCACAGAATCATGTACTGAATTAACAATACATGACTTGTAGTTGGCTAACAAGTTCTCCATATGTATCAACACAATGGGAACTATGTCGGCAGTAGCAAAGCTCTGTACAGGATAGTTCTTTATCTGTGTAAAGAAGCTTACTGTGCCGTTCATTCTTCGTTGTACATCAGGAAAAGAAAACTCTCTGCCTGATGGTGTAGATATCTTGCCTGTCTCTAGAGCTTCTTTAGCCAATCTGGAGTGCCAAGCTTTGATTCCTGTGTACTTTTTGGTAAAGTGTTCATAGTACTCTGCTTCTGCTTTACTTCTGCCAAAGCCTGTTGCTCCGTAGAGTGGTGCGAATGTATGTGCTTTCGCATCCTGCCTAGAAGTCGGTTGACCTGCATCTGTAATAACTTTAGACGTATACGAGTGAACATCGAACCCTGTAGAAACTTCATTCATCGCCACCTTATCTTGTGATAAATATGCCGCAGCTCGAAACTCTAGCTGTGCAAAGTCAGCTTCAAGTATCTTGCCACCTGACCAACGTGATACGAATACCTTCTTAACAGGGAACGTACCACCTCTAGGCATATTCTGCATATTAGGGTCAGCACCACTAAATCTACCTGTCGCTGTCCTGTGCTGTAATAATCTCACATGAAGCTTACCATCTGATTTAACGTGTGCCTTGATACCCTCTACAAAAGAACTTAGGTATGAATCTAAAGCTGATAAACGTTTAACATCTGTCAAAAAGTTGACAGCATCAGGCATATTGACACGCTTAGCCATACTCTGTAACATATCTAAGTTCGTCTTAGAAACACCAAAGCCATTAGCAGATACCCACTTAGAACTTGGTGCTTTGAACTTCAACCCTGCCACTACCTTAGTGGAGTCAAGAAGATAGCCATGAGCAGAACAACGTAAACACTTATTTGTATTGCTGTAGAGTACTCCATTCTTTCTTACCTTTCTTATCTGACCTGTACCATTACACTCTCTGCAAGATACAGCTTTTGTTTTGAATACTATATCTGAACTGTCAGATACAACCTCGTTGAAGTGTTGCTTACTCATATAAGGAGTAAAAGCATTTGCCCACATAGTCTTATCGTGTGGCTTTCTACTATAGATGACCCAAGACATTTGCTCTGGACTATTAAGATTGATAGGTGTGTCTCCCATTAGGTTACGTATCTGAACCTGTAGTCGCTTTTCTATCTCCATCTTTTCTGTCTCAAACTGTACCTTAACCTCATCTAGCTTAGCTACATCGACTGCAAAGCCTGTGTTATATATGTGAGCAAGAGTAACACAAACTCTGTTAGTTAATACAACACACTCCATCAAAGATGAATCAGTAGTCATCAGTCTTTTATTTAACTGCTCAGCTAACTGCTGTGTTGCATGTAAGTCTGCTGACAGGTAAGAAGATAACTCTTCAGGTGGTATTTCATCAACACCTACACCCTGCTTGAAGTATTCTTTCAAGGTGTCCTGCTTCTTAGTATCTAACTCATACCTTTCAGCACATGCTTCTAGTGATAGTGGTTGCTTGTTGCCACGTTGCAAGACATACTCGCCTAGCATTGTGTCGAACACAGGACCATCATACTTGAAGCCACACTCCCATAGCCACATCAAATCATATGCTATGTTGTGTCCTATTAATATAGTAGCTTCATCCAAGTGTGCTTGTACGCCACTGAAGTCATCTCTATATAAATATTCTTCTCCTTTATCTGTCAAACATCCTACCATGACAAGTTTATTGTCAGGCTCGAATGGGTCGAGATACATCTTGCCATCACGTTTAGTGACAGTATTTTCTACATCTAATGTAAGTTTCATATCTTACTCCTCTATGCTGTGAACCTTGCGATTCTATAATCAAGGTTACAATTAATCATTCCGTGCCATCCTGTTACTTTATTCTTAACAACATTAATATGCCTTAAAGTTGCCTGTTCGTCAACCCCTTCTACTTGAGCAGGTTGTCCTATCAGTAACATCAAGTCAGCTTCAGCTGCTTTTCCTGTACGTGAGCCTTCCATCATAGCTTGGTTAAGAACCTGTCTACCTTCTGCTTCAGCAGACAACTGTGACATGTAGAATACAGCACAACCATACGTCTTGGCTATCTGCCTAGCATATATGGCATTAGCTTTCAGCATCTCATCAGGTCTAGAATAGCTACCTTGTCTAGCGAACTTATCTCCCATGTCAAGGACAACTATGTCAGGTCTCTCCGACTTGCACATAGTCTCTACCCATGTCATGTCTTCACCACTCACGTCTTTAATCTTGACGTTCTTGGTTATATCCTGATAGATACTCTTAGCTTCTTGTATGTTAGCCTGTATCTTTTCCTTAGGAAAACCTGTTGATGCTTGTATGTATCTGAAAGCAACTCTGTCATACGACTCTTCGTTACATAACACTACACACTTAGCACCCTGCCTAGCCATACCATTAGGTCCTACCAACATGGATGCATGGAAAGAAGTCTTACCTGTATTAGGTCTAGCTCCTATCTCAATAAGGTATCCTGCATTGACACCTTCTACCTTACGTGCCATCTCAGGTATGTTGAATGTCCACTTCATCTGTACAGATTGTTTAGCCATGATAGTATCAAAAGATATATCATCCCATTCTATCTTGACTTCAGGTAGGAAGTTATCATTGTACTTATCTAGTAAGTCACGTAATGGTTTGAGACTTCTCTCTGCACCATTGACATAATCAAAACCTAGATTGGCAATGTCCTCTCCTATGACCTGTTGGAATAGCTTGGACAACACATCCTGTGCCACGTCAGTACCCATAGGTTGCTCACGTTTTACTGTGTTGAACAGAGAACTATACCCCTGTTTCTGTGCAGTAGTCATAGATGGATTGTTCGCCATGAACAATGCTTCCACCTCATCAGGTGTTACATCTCGTTTATATTTATTCATAGCATAATCAATCGTGTGCTTTAACTTCCTAGCATCTTTACTAAATAGTCTGTCAGGACATTTAGAGCCACGATGGTCGGTATAAAACTCTTGATTCATCAAGCTACGTAGTAGGGATAGTTCCATATTGGTTCTCCTTTGGGGTTAAGTTAGTTAAGTTTCTTATATCATCTTCGTTCATGTATTTCAAATCATCTTTCAAACGTAGCACTCGGACATCATTTACATAGGCTCTTAGTTCCTTTGCAAATGTCATCGTCTTGGGTAGAGCATCAGGGTCTAGTGCTATTATTGCCGTTGAGAATCGTGAGAGATACTGCTTGTGTGATTCGGACAATGACGTACCCAATACTGCTACCCCAACATATACTTCACTATCTATAACTGAAGCACTCACACAATCCTCAACAACTACTGCGACCTTACCATGCCCAGAGACAAAAGGCAAGTCACTTTTTCCATATCGTTTCCATTTAGGTATTCGTTTTCCTAACGACCTACCATTGGCATCCACAACTCTGCCTTCGTGTATGACAGGGAACACAACTCTATGTTCCTTCACATCATACATTAGCTTGTCATTGTGTATGCCATAGAAACTTTCCCTATCGTAAGGCACTATGTACTCAGGCATTACGAAGGGTTCATTATTCTTTACTGTATTACGTGTATGCATCTTGATATCATTAGCTGACAAAGGCATACGTTTAGAGCCTGACAGTTGACATGATAGCTTGTAGCAGTTCCATAACATCTGACCCATATTATTAGTCACAGTAAATGTCTTGTAACTATTACATACAGGACAGTTGAGTCTTTTACTCTCACCTATTCCTATATCTAAGTCCTTAATGTATGTATTTATATTCATATATCACTCTCCTTGTCGGCATTTACTTGCTTGTACCATGATTATTTCGCATTGTCAATGCACTTTCTGCACTAGCATACGTATTTTTCATGTAAGGTTTAACAGATTGTGGGTTAGCATGACCTGTAACAGACATAATCTGACCCATAGACACCCCTGCTTCCACCATTTCTGTAGTTCCTGTCCTTCTCAGGTCAGAAATACGTAGGTCATTAGGTAATCCTGCCTGTTCTATGACCAATCGTGCTACTTTTGATAGCCTTTGCATAGTATATGGCGAGTATTTACCCTTCATTGTGGTAGGATAGGGTGCAACATAGGGTTGAAAATCATATTCTTCCTTCTGTTGCTGAAGCATTTCCAATAAGTCAAGAGAAATAGGTAGGTGTACTACACTTCTCCTCTTTGACTGTTGCAAATTTAACACACATTTATCAAAATCTATGTTAGAAAACTGTAACATTCGCATATCACCTACCCTTTGACACCATTCATAGGACATTTGTACTATCAATCCCAAGTTTCTGTACTTAAAATCAGCATAAGCTACGTCTAAGAACTGTGTCACTTGGTCTTTTGTCCATACAGTATTACGTGCATGGGGTGTCTTCCTCTTGTAAGGTAGCAAATGGATTGCTCTCAGCATAACCCATCTCCATTCCAAAGGAATATACCTTACGTGCTACAGATGTGATAGCATTAGCCTGATAGATTCCACGACCAAGCCATTGCTCATACCCTCTTCTTGCTATCGCACCAGTCATTTTAGTCAGCCTTATTTCTGACAAACTTTTGCCATCAACTTCAGTAGCCAATAAAACTCCTGCACAATATTGATAATCATGTTTAGTTTTATCAGCTAACACATTGAAATCATTAGACAAATAGTACTTATGTACTAGGTCATGTAAGTTCATACATTTACTGCTATGTAAATGCACAATGCTATAATGAGTAGTTTACCATAGTCTAAATCAAACTTGGTACTCTCTCCATACTTCTCCTCGAAGTGTGCTATTATTCTATGCCACATATTATTCTCCTTTCTTTTTATCAATATAAATTCTCATGTGTGTAGACTCATTTAAGTTCTGACCAAAGTATGTAGCACCTGTACCCCTTAACTCAGGCTTGATGTGCTGCCCTCGCACCCTCATCTTGTATGAGTCTTTGTTAAGGTACTTCTTCAAGGTGTCAACAAACTCCTGACCATCTGTGTCATTAGGTATCTCACTGAACACATGTACCCACATCCTTTGTTAGGTTGTAACAGGTCATTGGCTATTCTATATTGAGCCTTCCAATACTCTGCATTGTTTACCTCATGCTCATACCTTTCCTTCATGGCTTGATAGGCTTCTCTAGGCACTACAGTTTCATCATGCTCAAGTTGTTGGACAAGACGTTGGTTTTCTAACTCAAGCTCTTTAATCTTTTCAATGTGTCTGCCATTCCTTTCAAACCCCATCTTGTAAGCTCTATGTGATGAGTCTAATGACTGCTTTAGTTCCTTGACCTTACCTTCTTGTGTATCAGTCCTAACGTCTTCGTCATTCTGTTTAACAAATGCTCTGACCATATGTTGAAAGTCCATATGTGATATGGGTATGTACCTATCCTCTGCTTTTGAATAGTAATCCTTATGACCTAAGTCATACATATCACTTGCTAACTTACCTGTACTTGTTGTTGCTCCCAACATCTGTACTACTCTGTGTATCTTCATGTTATTTCTCCTAATCTGTTATATCTATTGCGACTATATCATATTCATTAAGCATGTCTCGTATTTGGTCTACACTATATGCTTTAATATAAATATAAGTTGTAAAAGTTTCGCTACCATCTACTTTCCATTCTACATAGTATCTATTCATCTTTAATCTCCCATCTGTAAAATATGTGGTCATCTATTCGTGTTACATACGTCTTAGTATCTGCCCAACTAGGATTGACATAGTGAGCATGGTAGTGTGTAGCACCCTCAACAAAGTCATCTAGGTGTCCATTGTATACACCATTAGCAATGTGCATAGCCGTTCTCCATGCCTGATGTTCTCTAGGCTTGTCACTCTTGCCATCACAGTACCAACTGAACTGACACCTATTCTTGATAGGAAAGTCAGGCTTCCATTTGTATGTTGCACCTTGTTTAACTACGTCACATACTGTGTTAGGGTATCGTGTATCCTTTACCCTATTCATCACAACTTGTGCGACTGCTACTTGCCCTATGAAACTTTGATTCTTAGCTTCATGGTACACGTTGAGTGCTAGGCATATCATTGATTCCATTAGCATTGTTATATCTCCTGTCCTCTACGTTCAAGTTCTTGTTCTAATTGACCAATAACATTGTCAAAACAATCTTTAATTGTAAAGATAGTTCCATCATTATCTTTTGGTGTATCAAGTAACTTCGCTTGTTTAACTTGACGTTGAATGTCGTACATATCACACAACATATCTTTGATATTCATTTGGTCAAAAGCCATTATACATTCTCCTCTGCACTATTTATAAATAAAAACCCACCACTATTACCCTCAGGGTCAGAACTTACTGCTATCTTAACGTCTTCATACTTAGGTTTAGTTAGTATAAACTCAGGGAATCCTTCTGCATCTATGCCTAAGAATGTCTTTATCTTGAATCCTTCTAACTGCTTGTAGTATCTGTCTTTAAATTCTCCCATCATACATTCTCCTTTTTAAATACTGTATTCCAAGTGTCTTCAATCTCATCATCAAGATTACCATCACGAATAAATTCTAGTTGGTCTTTGACATATTGTATGCGACATTGTTTAAGTGTCCAAAAGTCTGTTGCTACTTCTTCAAAGAATAATACAGGTTGAAGTTCTTCCTTGCTCATACGTAATGCTTGGTAATATAATACATTAACCAATGCCAACATATATCTACTTTCGTTTGTCATACCATCTCCTTGTTGTTGTTATACATATCAAACCATTCATCTAACTGTATGCCCTTGAGTATATGTGCAATCACATCAACTGTCCACCCATTACCAATCATCTTGTATCGCTGACTATTTGATACATGATTGGTGTAGTTGTCAGGTAGCGTTTGTAAGCGTTCACATTCTAAGCAACTTAATTTTCTCCACATATCTTTTGATACTGCAACCTTGGGTTCTCTGTGTCCACCTTGCATGGTAGTAAGAGTAGGTGCTTTACCCTCTTGTGCATACACTCTCTTGATTGAGTCATGCCCTTTAAGGTCAGCAGTACCAACCCTAATCAATCCATCTTTAGACATGGTAGGGTTATCTTTCAGTACCATAGTACGTTGCTTACGTTCAATACTATTCCACCATACTGCACCATTATACCTAGCAGTAAGACAATGAGACTTGCCACCACTAGTCATCTCGTCTGTAGCATAGCCATCTTCTAGTATGTCTTGCATAGTAATACCCTTGTCAATCATGTCATCAATAGGCATCTGCTTGTACGTACCATCAGCTTGTAGCTTACCAAACCAATATAGTCTGTATCTATTCTGACCACTAAGCCACTTAGAGTTTCTAGCTTGTGGCTCAAACCCCATGTATTCTGATATCACATCTTGTGATTTCTTAGCCATACGTACATTCTCTAAGAGTACATACTTAGGCTTGACCACCTTGAGTATATCCACAAAGTTGAAGAACAACTTACTACGTGGGTCATCAAACTGAAGCTGATGTCCTGCAAAAGAAAATCCCTGACATGGCGAGCCACCCATCATTAGGTCTATACCCCAACATGATATCTCATATGGGTCTAGGTCTGTAACATCTCCTAGCTGAAAGGTATTAGGAAAGTTAGCTTGTGTAACCTTGATAGCATAGGGGTCAATCTCTGATGCAAAGTAACAGTTATCCTTGCCATCAAAGGTAATGCCTAGCTTTTGTAGGGCAACTTGACCACCACTACAACCATCAAATAAACTTAGTGTATTCATTGTGTTATCTCCTCAATAATTACGTCATCATAACCTTTGTTAATCCATTCATCATAATGTTTTTTTGCAGTTTCATAGTGAGTGTAGTAATCATCTACACCACCTACCCACACAATCCATCTAAAACCTAGCATATATTCTATACTCATATCTATTCTCCATATCCTTGAGGACAACAATCCTCACAGTAAGTTTCATCTTTATAAAAGAAACACACCTCTGCACAAGTCATGTCTCCACAGTTATTACATTCTAGACTATATACGTATTCGTCTTCCATGTCATACTCCTATTGTTATCACGTACCATAGTAGTCCAACTACTATGATAGATGATGTTATTGTTTTGACATCGTTATTGTTAGGCATCTTCCCATGCCTTAGTGGTGAAGCCATGCCCATTATGTTCAATGAATCTTCTACCATGAAACTTAATCCTAGATTTGAGTTCCTCAATAGTCAAGTCTTTGACATCAGCAGAGTTGCCTTCGTCATCACAACTAAGCACTAATGCATTGCCACTTATAACATAGTTAGCTATGCCTTCGTTGTCCACATCGAGTTCAGCAAAGTAATTACTTTCTTTTAGATTGCCTTCTTCGTCTACCCATATGTCATTGCCATTCAAGTTGTATGGATACACCTCTAACATTCTACAGTTAAGTAACTCTAGCTTATGGTGGTAGTCTCTTACGTCTACCTCTACGATGAGTTCGTCTTTAGTGTTGATTAGATATGCCTTCATTAGTTGTACTCCTTCACATATAAAAATTCAATCTTCTCTGTTGGGTGGACTGCCCTAGCAGTATCCATTGCATGTTCTATTGCATACTCCCATGATGCATCAGGTAGGGCATCAGAGTGGACATTTAATTGCCCACTCTCTGCACCTATCTTGATACCTACTTGCCAATATGGTATTGTCATTAGGCTACCTTTCTTTTTCTACCTAGCTTAGACTTAGCCAAGTCTTTTAGGTTGGTTACATTGAAAGAGCCATAGCTCATGCTCTTGAACTCTTTCCCTTTTCGTATTGCTCTGCAAACAGAGGTCATGTCTTGTACCAAGACCATGAAAGCAGTAGTCGCAGTATTCTGAATATAGAATCCCTCGTCTGCTTTAGCACCTCTAGACATCTCTAAGGACATCTTGTATAGCTTCATCTTAGATAGTGGTAAGCCTACCACTTCTTCATAGATGGGTGCTAGAGTGTCATAGATTTTCTGACCTCTCTCGCTTAAGCATTGACCTGTCTGACCTGTAGATTGTTTCCAATATGAAACGTTGAATGTCTTATTACTCATAGTATATCTCCTTTTGTTGGTTGAGTTAGTGTCCGACATCGGACTGTTACTTTGCTTATGCAAAATTCTTTTCTTGTATATTATGTTTAGCCTTACGTTGTGCTTGTCTATCTCTTTTCCAATCATCACGCTTAGCCTTCTTAACTGTCTTCTTGACAGATATCTTCTCGAATGTTTCGTGTTTAATCTTTCGCAATTTAATCTCCATAGTTATTATAAATAATATATATAATACTTTCATATAACATTCAAGTATTATATATATTATAATTGTTAAATGTATTTAGCACCTGCTCCATGAGCCACAATAGCAATGCTCTTGGCATTGATATCTGAGCCACTACATAGCTTACAGCTATCACAGGTAGTACGTCTACCTGCTTCTTCTGATGCAGGACATAGTATCTCTTTGCCCTTTACCATTGCATTGACAGAGTCAATAACTCTGAATGTTCTAATGCCACTATCCCATGAAGCCATAGCTTCATCTAGACTGTCGGCACTCTTCATACATAAGTCATATCTTTGATTGACTGACTGATGAGTATAACCTGTTCTACCTTTTGAGTAGAACAAAAAGCTATCCCATATGTAAGATGGTACTGCTGATGGGTCTCCATAAGACCCAAGTCTTATGAGTCTATCTTTGCCAAGAATAGCTAGAGCATTATCTCCTCTGATGTAATCATACTGACCCTTCTTGTATGTTTTCCAAACATTCAAAGGTGCTTGATAGATAGCAACATAACAAGCTCTATCCTTGGCTAACTTCCTATCGGAAGAAGCATCAACGGCAATACCTCGAAGCTTACAGTCTCCACAAATAGAGTAGTCTAAGCCAAGCTTATTAGCTTCTCTTGGGTCGGTATCCTTAACAAGGATAAAGGTTTGTATCATGCCACCACCTGTCTTGCTATTGCCTGATGCCTTGTCAAAGCCTGTTGCAATAACAACAATATCAACACCATCAATCATAGATTGACCCTCATATAAAATGTAACCATTAGCCATAGTACTAGTACTCCCTAATCTTATCATTAATGTAAGTGTACTCCTTGATATCCAAGAGAGTATCTTCGTACTCTCTCTTTGCCATGTCATTCAAACCATCATGCCACTTGACATAGCTAGATATAACTTCGTTAGTTGCCATGCTAGTTAAGATACAACTCCCTTCCTTAAGGTTGGTAACCTTCTCAAGTACGTATCTGTTGCCTTTGGCAATAACATCATCACTCATATTTTGAAAGCCATAATTAAATCTCATAGTAATCTCCGATTAAAAGTTAAAGTTAAAGTGTCCGACATCGGACTGTTAGCCATCATCACACATGTGAGCATCCCACTCATCAGGTGTGATACCTGTCATAATGAACTCTCGTTCATCTTCACAGAGGTTAGGCATGGCATTTTGAATAAGCATGCCACCTTCCCATAGAGCAATTTGCTCATGGCTAACATCAATATCCATTGTGGATATTTTCTTGGAAAGAATTGATTGTCTTGTAATAATCATATTAAACTCCTTAAGTTTAAAAGTGTCCGACATCGGACTGTTTAAGTTATATATATAATAAATAATATTTCAATAAAATATTATATTATTTATTATTATATTACTAATTGTTTCTATTGATATGAATTATAAATAATCCCACCATTAACAAAGTTAATCCCATTGCTCCAATCAAACCAATGAAAGCAATTCCCATAGGGAATCCCTCGTTGACTGCATCACTCATGTAATACCCATCAGCTTCGCCAAGGGTTACCCAAGCCATTAAAGTTACAGGTATTCCTAAAAGGAATATTAATACACCATCAAATTTACTCATTATGTCCACCTATTTTCTATTTTATCTTCGACAATATCCTTAATAAAACTTTGCAAATCTAAGATTTGTTTTAGAGATAACTTATCTCTGATTATATACTTTGTATTAAAGATAAGATTATCTTCATACCTTTGTTCATCTGTCATTTTAAACTCCGTTTAACATATCATTTAATATCTGAATAGCTTTGCTATTATCAGAGAGTCCGACATCGGACAGTTTACCTTTGGTAAGGCTATCTTTGAACATCTTTGCTTCAAGTTCATTCTTCCTTGAAACATAGACCTCCATAGGCTCTTCATGGTCTTTGACCATCTGAATCCAATTACTACGTAATTGCTTATGATTATAATTAGAACCAAAGTTCTGCTTAACATTAGTCTTGCACCAAAGCTTGCCTTTACGAATTTTGTTACCAATCATGTAAATCTCCTTAAGATATATATATAATTAAATACTTCACAAATAGTTTGTATTTAATTATGTATATTTCTAAATGTTAAAGTTAAAGTTAAAAGATAAAGTAGCATTAAGCTACTTCATCTAATTGAATGTTTTCTTCGATAAGTTCTAATTGCTCTTTTAGAGCAAGAAGGAACTCTTCTTTTGAGATACCATTGGTATCAAGAGCCAAGACAGTTTCAAAGGCTACATCGGAAGCTGTAAGCTTCTTTTGAACCTTTGGTTCTTCTTTGACAGACTGTCCGACATCGGACTGTTCAGAAGATTTATCTTCTATTTGAAGAACCTCTTGAGTTGAAGTATCTTCTTGCTTTGGCTTGTTCTCAAAAGCATAAGCTTTTATCATTGCTGACAAAGAGGTAAACCTCTTCTTTGGGTTATTCTTCAACCAAGTAACGTAGTTACTGTGATTAGAAAACAAGTTCAAAGCTTCGCTTCTTCTTCTCTTGTCAATGGCATTAATGCCATATTTAAGAGCAAGCTCTTTAGTTATCAGCTTCGTATTCTCTAAAGAGAGAATGTCAGAGATAAGCTTTCCAAGCTTGAACTCAAAACTCTCTGTGCTGAAAACCATCTTTGTAGTTTTCGTTCTCAAAGAAGATTGCTCTTTCTTGTAAGCTGAAGTTAATTCTGAAGCGATTGATTTTAGAGTTTGAATGTTTTGCATTTGATTTTCCTCGTTATGTTATATATAAAGTTAAGTGAGTTCTCACAAGAGAACGAACTCACTTAACTGTTATATAACTATACTTTCAGCTTGTCAAGCCACATCAATAGACTATTGTCGAAGTAAGTATCGACTATGTTTATTTAAGATTACTTCAACCGACTGTCCGACATCGGACTCTTACTACTAGGGTAGTACTTCTGTAGTCCTCCCCTCCGATATCCTTCTGTTGTCAAAAAACTGACACCTCTCATCGTAGATGTTATGGAAACTGATAGTAAATGAGTTGCATATCATGGTTAAAGCATTGATATTGCTACATATTTCCTTGCACATAACACGCATTACACATAATCCCTGCAAATCTGCACACATTATGCCTATATATGCCCACATATCACGCATATACACGGGGGTAGGCATGAGCCATAGGGGGGTTGGGGGTACGTAT